GTGCTCTACGAACCCCTCAAGCAAGAATTCCCCGAGCTCCCACCCACACTCCCAACATGGCGTACCATCTACAACATCCTCCAAAAACACAAGGGAATAATTACTACCACCCTCCTCGACACGCTAGAACCCGGCGAAATTTCCGACGCCGGGCACGCCAAAACCGTCCTTGGAATTCGGGAGGATGTACAGAAAATATTCCCGGAACTGGCCAAGCAATGTAAGATTGCCCATGTAGGCCCTTCCACAAGCAACCCTGAACGAAAGATTCCTTCCGTTCCCCTCCCCGCGCCGGCTGTTACAGAAATTCTCTCGTGCCTCAATGCCTTGGGCATTTCCGGAAGCGCTATCCAAAGCCGCTCCTACAGCCGCCCCGGCCGGGTTTCCGGCCTACGGGGCCACATGCGTGCCCACATGCTCCGGGTTTCCCTCGGCATTGACGCATCTGGCTCCACGCAATTCCTTCTCCCCATCCTCGTCGGCGCGGCTGAATGGCTTTCAACCGAAAAAATTGAAGTCGAACTTTGGGCTTGGGCAACAGACGCAGCAAGAATCTACGACCCCCACACCATCCCCGACTCCATCGGCTTTGGGACGCAAGTCCAAAGCCTCTATAGCAAAATCTCCCCCACAACCACCGACGCCCTCATCATCCTAACCGATGGCGAAATAGTCGACGCCGCCCCGGCATGGCCTGGACCCACTATCTGGGTAGGCCCCGACGCCATCAAGAAACTCCCCGGCGAACACGTGGTAATTCCATCATGAAAATTGTACAGATATTTAATACTAGTACTAGTTTCAAATCGATTGATGGTAGATTAACTATCATGTCACGAGGCTTCATAATAATCTCAGAGAAAAAACTCGTAGTTCGCCCAGGCAAAGTAACATTTCCCAACGGGAATTCCCACGTCTTCAAAGGAAAGGCACTATTTAGTCACCAAATCCTTCTTGACTCAATATATGAACCGATATGAAAATCTCCAAGCTATCAGGTAATCACAGCCTACTTCGCCTGGGCGGGAATAAATTAGCTATTACGGTTTATGGCATTTTCCTATGGGAACCGAAAATAGACTTCATACAGCTCAACGTATCATATGCCAACGGGAATTCCATCGACCATCTAGACAAAACAGAAAGTAAATATCAAATCCTAATCGATGAACTTAGGGAACCCATATGAAAATTATCCAGCGCGGTGGCGCACCCTGCGAGCTTCGTAGCCTCAACCCCATACCTACTGGCATCAGAATATATCCGGCCGGTATTATACTCTATGACGAAAAAATAGACCTCATCCATTTCAAAGTATCGTATCCCAATAGAACGTTCAGTAACTTTTCAATCCATACCATATTCAAATATAAGCTTTTTCCAAATGAACTTCATAAACCATCATGAAAATCAGGAGCGCACGAAGAACTCGCGTCCAAAATAATCATCCCACCATATTCCTACGCTTCAGCCCCGTAGAAATTAGTTGGCAAAGCTCAAAGAGCACCCATGCTATGGCCAAAGTTACCCGGCCGAGCGGAATGCACCATACCATATCCAAGCTCATAAGCCGAATCCGTCAAATCATGCCGGACAGCCTTGAAGAATCCAAAGAATGAAAATTGACCTTTCCACCTTTTTTGGGGCTAGTACAAGCAATGCCTTTCACTTTTCCAAATTGCAGATAACCTTTTATGGCATAGAATTCGATTCCTCATATGAACCTAGATTCTACAAAATAACCCGTGACATCGGCGACGTAACCCATACCTACACAAGCCGGCTCTTTGTCTATTCTCTCTATTCATCGGAAATAATCGACCCGCTCGAATTATGAAATCATGAAAGTCCATCTTACTTCAGATAAATCAATTCTTTGCAAGAATTCCACCCTGCAAAACAAAAGTGAGCTTTGTATTTCTTCCTCCAACATCTTCTTCAACACTCCCAGTTCCCAGGTTCTCATTACATACGACAATGGTGATTCTAATATCAACAAAGTCCTATTCTTCAACGGGAACTTTTCAGTTAACGTTATCTACAGCCCCATAAAATGAAAATCCACCTCAACTACCGTCAAGATCCCTCTACCATGAAAAAGCCCGAAATGGAATTTCGGCCCGAAGCCCTTGGATTCTATCTTCTAAAAACGAATAATGAATGCCTGATAATCACGCAAGACGGCCAAAAAATAATCTATCACCCGCCCCTGATGAAACCAGGCTATTGTAAACTTCAAGCAACCATAATCTATCGTGCCTTCAAGGGGGAAACCCCATGAAAATCTATGCCCTTAAAGGCTTAGGCGTTCGCCTTAAAAATGCGTCGACTTCACAGATTTTCTTAACCAAAACAGACATCCTCTTCACCTGCGATTCCCGGCAAGCATTACTAACTTTCGACGACGGGCATTCCGAGAATTACACAACTCCAAGCCTACTCAATGGGGGCATCTCCTACTTTCTCCTCCACGAACCCATTATGGACAAAAAATGAAAATTTTCCATCAATCTTTCCCCCTATGGGGAACCCACAATTTCAATCATAACATAGAGATCACAGACAAAGACATTTTAATTCGAGATAGTATTCTTAAAGACGCCGCTAAGGACAAAAGTCATCTTATAACACCATATGGAATCGACGTAGAACTCAGCCATAATCAATCTATCTGGTCACTTCACAACGATAGCATTCTACTTGCCCGCAAAAATGAAAATTATCTATAAAGCCCATCCCGTAATAAACAGCAACCTTGTAGGCCACAACATAAACTTTTCAAATGATGCCCTTACAATTTGGGACACCGCAAATACCGATGAAAACCAAAACGTTTCCTATCAAATATCCCCTTCAGGAGTTGAAACAAAAATGAGATTCATGCACACATTCTGGACACTCCGCGTTTGGAGCATATCCATTGCCCACAAATAAATGTAATAAATCCCAAAATGAAAGTTTCTCGTAAGCCCCCTTCCATATCTGGGACGTATATCTCAAGCAGAAGGATAGTCTTTGCGACTACTGTCCTTTCCATCCTCGATCCTAGCCAAGAAAGAGAAGGCTGCCATGGCGCCTACCAAACGTCCCCCGCCGGGGTTGAAGTAAAAGTCCCTCTACAGTCATCATTCTGGGAATTCAAGGCCAACAGCATCTTAATTATCCGCAAAATCCGCGAAGAAAGGAACTAAGCCCCATGTTTTACATAGTCGTCACAAACGATCGAATCATCCTCTACACCGCGTCTTTGCCTATGGCCACGCAAAAAGCGAAAACTATCCCGAACGCCAGAATCTTCGAAGTCACTGAGCTTCGGGGCCTTGAAAACCCGCGAAAGGAAAATATCAAATGAGCCAGATGTGTTCTTTCTCCCCTTCCTATTGCCCCTGTGGCTCGCAAATATCTGCTTCTATGTTTCCTTCGCCCTTAGATGGTGGCTTTTCATTGGGTAATTTACCTTGCCTTCGGGACGACTTGATTCAAGCAGATACAGGAGACATTGAAATGACAGAAGAACTTACCCGCTTCGTAATGACCATTCGCGGACGTGACGTTGAAGTTATGATTCTTTCGTGGGAGCCTTTTCAGCGCGGTGATTGCTACCCGGATGAGGGGGGAACTGGTGAGTGGATTCTTCTCGACCCGGAAATGGGGGGGTACGATTCTCTCACCCGCGCCGAGAAGCAAAAGATCAATGACGACTGTTTTAGTGTCATGGAGGGGGTATGATGACTCACAGCTTTCCACTGGAACTGCGCGGTCTCGATGTAAAAATTGTCATTCTTGGTCTTCCAGACGAATGGATCGTCGTTGATCCTGATACGGGTGAGCAATTGAAAAACCTTCAAGCAGCGCTCACTCAGAATGAAATAGAACTTATCGACGAGTTCTGTTTCGCCCTCATGGCTCGGGTATTACACTAATGGAAATCTATTTGCATAAAGGAATGTGGCGCGCTGAAGTAGCAGGAATCACGCTAGTGCAGGCATGCGACGTGGAAGTACGAGGTCATGGGTCTTTGGTAAAGCCCATACTTGGCGTATTCGCCCTGCCTGGTGGAGGATCGGTGTTGGCACAGGATTTATCGATACTCGAACAACGAATCTTACGAATGGGAGGAGTAACAACATGATGAGCTGTGATTGTCGCTTGTGAATACCTTGGAGGAAATGATCATGGAATATTGCACTGCTCGCGTAATCGCTCAGCGTAAGGCGCTTGTTGAACGTCTCGTTGACCTCGATGAGAATGACGGCCGCAGGCGGCTGATGGGTCGCCCACTGGAACTTGCAGAAAAGGTGCTGGCTCGGCTCCCGGAGCGTTACTACGCTCTCTGGGAGCTACAGAATACCTACGCCCACATTTGGGCTGCGGACCTGTCCACAGCAGTGGCCAAGGCTGAGGCGGGAGTCGATCCCTCCAACTACTCCGAATGGAGTGGGGAGACACAGTGGATAATCTGTGGTGCCTACGATACCATCACTGGTGACCACTCCAGCAGTAGTGTCACCATCGAGCCGGAGGAGCCTCACTGCTCCTCACCCGAGGGACACGACTGGTGCGCACCCTACAGCGTCGTTGGCCACAGAGGATTGGTCTGCCGGGAGGTTTGCCGTCACTGCGGAGCCTACAGGATCACCAATACTCGGGCACAAAACCCTGAGACGGGCGAGCAGGGGCTGGAGCGTACCTCCTACGAGACGGCGGACGCCTACAGCTTGTCATACGTCGAGGAGGAGAATGACTAACGAACAGCAACTTGGATATTGCAGCGGAGAACACAAAATGACACAGTTCAGAAAGAAACCTGTAGTGGTCGAAGCATTTCAAATGACCAGAGAGAGACGGCATTCAAATGACGATTGGCCGGAGTGGATGCACGAAGCCTGGAACAAGAAACGCGAAGCGCCGGGCTCTCTCTTTCCGACAGAGAAAGGCAAAGCTGGTGGCACGTTGTCAATCGCAACGTTGGAAGGCCAACATCTGGTATCGTGGGATGATTGGATCATTCGTGGCATCGCGGGGGAACTGTACCCTTGCAAGCCTGAAATCTTCGCGGCAACGTATGAGAAGGTTGAAGACATTGAAAGTTGGGAAAAGCTGAAACTCATAAAATCAGTACATATCTGTGACTGGAGAGAAAATGACGACGGCAACTGGGAAACCGAATGTGGGCAGATGTTCGCGTTCGAAACAGGCACACCCACGGACAACAAGATGAAGTTTTGCTACTGCTGTGGTAAACCGTTGCGCTCGATTCCCCAACATGCGAAGGATGCGAAATGAAACAACTAACCAGCAACGATCTCACATACGCCCTGTATGAGGCAGCGCACGCTTCTGTATATCCTGCACCTAAGTATGCTCCGACGACGCTCTATTTCTTGGCAGCTCGCGAGATTGAGCGGCTGATGCGTGAGAAAACAAAAGCCCAAATGTCTACTTGTAATTGGACCCAGAACGAGGACGGTAACTGGGAAACGGGATGTGGGCAGATGTTCGTTTTCGAAGCTGGCACACCCGAAGACAACAAGTTCGAATTCTGCTGCTACTGCGGCAACTCGCTGCAATCACTCGCCCAACTTGGAAGGATGTGAACATGGAAATCTTGTTTGATGAAGACATGGTAAAAGACGCGATCAACAACTCCGCTTCAAAGGCTATCGAAACTGCTTTTGCTGGGTACGAAACTCAACATGCAATCGCATCGATCATCACAACAGAAATCGCCGAAGGTTCGATCAAGCAAGCCATCGCGCAAGCTACGACACAAATCGACCTCGACGAATTCACGAGCACGCTCGCGAAGGAATTGCAAGACGCGGTCGTTAAGGCAACCATCAGGGTTCTCCGCGAAGGGCTGTGCTCGACGATTTGCAAACTCCGGGGCATCGGCGACTACCAGAAGGAAGAGCGCGCGAAACTCTACGCCGAACTCTTTCTGGTAGAAAATTCTGCCAAATGAAAATCCCATCTTTCATCCGTCCCGCATGCTTCGAGCGCCGACAATCCGAGAACCTACGTCACATTCCCTGGGCCGATGAATACACAAGCCTTCCCATCTACTGGCCTGACGTTGTGGTTCTACTTGTCGCGATTGCGGGGTTTCTCATATGGATATTTTAACGATTGATTTTGAGACATACTACGACAAAGATTACAGCTTGTCGAAGCTCACTATTGCGCAGTACATTCGTAGCCCCCTGTTTGAGATTATTGGCGTATCGGTCAAGGTCAATCACTATCCCGCCGATTGGTATAGCGGGACCAACCCTGGTAAATACCTCAAGAAATTGAACTACGACAGGCGAGCTATTCTGTGCCACAACACAGCTTTCGACGGTGCTATTCTGTCTTGGCTGTTCGACATTCGCCCCAAGCTGTGGCTCGATACATTGAGCATGGCTAGACCAATTCATGGCATTACAGTAGGCAAAGGGCTTGCCAAGTTAGCAATACATCATAAGTTAGGTAGAAAAGGTACTGAAGTAGTGAGTGCGCTAGGTAAGCACAGGGATGATTTCACGCGAGCAGAACTCGCTCAGTATGGATCATACTGCATAAACGATGTGAATCTGACTAAGGCGCTGTTCGATAAACTGAAGGCAGGGTTTCCTATCAATGAGCTACTGATCATTGATCAAACGCTGCGTATGTACACCGAGCCTGTCCTAGAACTCGATGCGACGTTGCTAAAAAAACATCTTGTGGAAATACGAGCGAATAAGCAGGCGTTACTCAATGGCCTTGATCGAGAAACATTCATGTCCAACAACAAGTTTGCGGAATATCTCAGCTCGCTAGGTGTGGAACCGCCGACTAAGCTCAGTCTGACAACTGGTAAAGAGACGTGGGCTTTTGCTAAAACGGACGAAGCGCTAACTGCTTTGTTGGACCACGAAGATGAACGTGTACAGGCCGCTGTAGCTACTCGATTGGGAGTGAAATCTACGTTGGAGGAGTCTCGTACCGAGGCACTCATTGAAGCAGAGAAGCATGGTTGCTTGCCTATCTTGCTCAACTACTATGGAGCGCATACGGGGCGTTTCAGTGGGGGAGATAAACTCAATCTCCAGAATCTACCGGTTCGTGGTAACAGTACAATCAGGCGAGCTTTGAAGGCTCCTGAAGGGCATGTACTCATTTCTTGCGATTTATCGCAGATTGAAGCCCGGATTTTGGCGTGGGTAGCACGGCAAGATGATCTGCTCAATGCGTTCAGGCAGAGACGAGACATCTACTCCGAATTTGCTTCTGAAATTTATGGTCGACAAATAACGAAGGAAGATGTTAAAGAACGCTTTGTTGGGAAGGTAAGTATCTTGGGGCTAGGATACGGTATGGGGCCTGAAAAGTTTCAGCATACCTTGGCAATTGGACAGGCTGGGATTAGCGTGAAGATAGACTGCAATGAGGCTGAACATATCGTCCGGCTCTACCGACAAAAAATCTTGATGATTGTGCAATTTTGGCGGAAGTGTGATAATGCACTCAAAGATATGCTGTACGGTGGCCACAACGAACTACATTCACAGATACACTACAATGACAAAGGCATTCGGTTACCCAATGGATTCTACATCCAATATCCAGCGTTACGGGAAACTGCCAATGGGTTCATGTACATTTCCAACGCCGCAGCTTATCGAAAATTGTCGACGCCTGATGACATTTCCTGGACGAAGCTGTATGGTAGTAAGGTAACAGAAAACATCGTACAGGCGCTTGCCGCATTGGTAATCCGAGAACAGATGGTTGTTGCAGGACAGCGATACAAAACAGTTTTGCAGATACACGATGAAATTATCATCTGTGTTCCTGAAAATACTGCGCTTGATGCGCAAACAGACCTCGAATCCCTGATGTCCATTCCTCCCAAGTGGGCACCTGATTTGCCGATTGCGTGCGAATCCAGTGTAGCAGCAAATTACGGAGATATGTAAAAATGCAACTAACTCATTCGTATTCGGCTATCAAGATGTTCGAAAACTGTCCGCTGCGATACGATCGCCAACGGATCAAGAAAGAAGTAATCGACACAGGTGGTGAAGCCTCCAAATACGGCGAACGTATCCACGAACATCTTGAAACTCGAATGAATGGCGGGAACTTGGATGCGGAAGCGACCCAATATGAGCCCTTGTGTAAGGTAATTGAAGAACTAGCAGTACAAGGTACTTTACATGTTGAGCATAAACTAACATTAACAGAAAACCTTACGCCAACAGGATGGTGGGATGCCGATGCGTGGTTACGCAGCAAACTCGACATCCTCATTGTCGTAGGCGACAATGCCTTGGTATTGGATTGGAAAACAGGAAAGCGTAACGCGGACCAATTTCAGTTACAATTATTTGCTGCCCAGGTATTCAAACATTTTCCCGAAGTGCAACAAGTGGACACAGCGTTTGTTTGGTTGAAGTCGATGGAGCTAGACAGTAGGCACTATGTACGAGAAGACATGCCAGAAGTTTGGGCAGAGATCATGAACCGCATTCGACGCATTTACGACGCCTACGAACACGATAATTGGCCGGCTCGACCGTCTGGGTTGTGCCGTTTTTGTCCATGCCGAAACGATTGCGAGTATGCAAAATGACTCCTGAAGGTATAGTAAAACGAATGCTTGTGCGGATGCTCAAGAAATATGACGTTTGGTATTTTTTTCCGGCATCCAATGGCTTCGGTAGCGCAGGAATTCCCGACATCATCGCTATCGTGTCTGGTAGATTCGTAGGAATCGAAGCTAAAGCGGATCGAACCAGAAAACCAACTGCGCTTCAGTTGAAATGCGCAAAAGACATTCGTGCGGCAGGTGGAAACTGGTTTCTGGTATTCGATAAAAATTCTTGTGCTCTAGTAGAGCAGTACATACAAGATGCTTGTAATTGACAAAGCTAGAACACTAGCACTCAAACTAAACGACCCGAATCGGGTACTGTCGGCCATTCCCACGGCTACGCTGGTAGAGCTAAGCGGTACACCTATCGTCATGGCCCCGCATCGACTCGATGAAGTCAAGGTGCTTCGTAATCTTGGAGTCTGCGCACCCAGTCCCATTCTGCATTACTACGATTGGCCGGGTTCGCTTATCCCGTATCGACATCAGCGAGAGACAGCGGCTTTCCTGACTTTGAATCAACGATGCCTCGTACTCAATGAAATCGGTATGGGCAAAACCATGACAGCCTTATGGGCTGCCGATTACTTGATCAAAACCGGAAAGATCGAGAAAGTATTGATCATGTCTCCGCTCAGTACCTTGGAGCGCGTATGGGGAGACAACATCTTTACGAATCTGTTGGATCGTAAATTCGTAGTACTGCATGGTAGCGCGGCAAAGCGACGCTTATTACTACGTACCGAAGCTGATTTCTACATCGTCAATTACGATGGATTCCCTACTATCGAGAATGACTGCCACGACATGTTCGATCTGGTAATCCTGGATGAAGCAGCTACATATCGCCATATATCGACCCAACGGTTCAAGTTGTTCAGTCGATGGTTGAAACCACAACCCAAGTTGTGGCTGTGGCTGATGACGGGTACGCCGATACCGGATAGCCCGCTCGACGCATGGGCACTCGCGAAGCTGATAGACTCGCCCGCACTTATTAAAACATTCACAGCATTCAGAAACCAGGTAATGATCAAGATTGGGCAATGGAAATTCGTGCCGCGACCTGAAGCTACAGAGATCGTAGAGAAAATTCTACAACCCGCTGTACGGTTCACACGGGACGAATGCCTCGATTTACCGGAAACGATTGTTCAGACTCGGCAGGTCAATCTGACTTCCGAGCAGAAGAAACACTATGACCAGATGTTGCGGCACTTCATAATCGAGTGGTCGAAGGAAGGAACCATCACAGCGGTGAACGAAGCTGTGAAGATGCAGAAACTGGTGCAGATTGCTTGTGGCGTAGTCTATAGTGATGATAAGCAAGGTATTACGCTCGATTGTATGCCGCGTATCAATCTGGTAAAGGAATTGATCGAGGAAGCTGGTGAAAAGGTAATCCTGTTTGTGCCGCTGACAGGAGTTTTGCACATGCTAGAAAAAGAGCTATGCAAACACTGGGTGGTCGGTGTCGTCAATGGAGAGGTACCAAGTGCAGAGCGCAATGAAATTTTTCGGGATTTCCAAAGCCAGAAGAATCCGCATATTCTGCTCGCGCATCCTGGCACGATGTCACATGGCTTGACATTGACCGCTGCTTCGACCATCATCTGGTACGGCCCAATTACCAGCAATGAGACCTACGTTCAGGCCAACGGCCGTATCGAGCGAATTGGCAAGAAGCATGTTTCAAATGTCATTCATATCGAAGCTACCGAGCTTGAACATAAGATTTATAACCGCTTAAAAAATAAGCAGAAGTTGCAAGGTGTACTACTGGACCTAATCCAACAACGATCCCAGGAGTAATCATGAAGCCCACTGTAAGCGACATCATCCGAGTCTACGTAACGTTGCGCAACCAGAAGAACACCATTGAAGCTGAAATGAAAGAACAGCTTGTCGACTTGAAAACCAAGATGGGGAAACTGGAAGCGGCTCTCAAAGTGCAAATGGAGCAACAAGGGCTGACTAGCCTCAAGTCAGACTATGGCACTGCCTTTATGGTTACCGTGGATTACGCAACTGTCGGTGACTGGGATGCCGTGTTGAAGTTCGTTCGTGATAATGAGGCGTATGATATGCTGGAAAGACGGGTAAGCAAAACCGCAGTACGTGGTTACATCGAAGCTAACAAGGCAGTTCCTCCAGGTGTCACGTATGGCACCAGGTTGGAAGTGAATATACGCAAAAGCAGTATTAACCAAGGAGCCTCACAATGAGCAACATCGTTCCTGTCAATGTTCAAATTCCTGCTCACCTCGCTGGACGAGTAGGTGTTCCTTCTGTTCTCGGCGCTGCGCTGACTGGTGGGTTGTCGTCCGGGCAGTCGTTTCCCCGTATCTCCATCAAGGGTAGTCGTTTTCGTATTGTTGAAGGCGATACTGAAACGCTGCTCGACTCAACCACCTTGGAAGTGGTGATCGTTGGTGCCAATCCTCGCCTGTCCAAGACGTGGTATGCCACGCAGTGGGACGCCAACGCGGAGCCTAGTGCTCCTGATTGCTTCTCGCTGGACGGTATCACGCCTAGTCTGGAAGCCACCGATCCTCAGAACGACCTGTGCGTAACGTGCCCGCATAATGCCTGGGGTTCCAAAGTAACGCCTACTGGGCAGCAAGTCAAAGCCTGCTCGGACAACAAGAGACTGGCTATCGTGGCCGCCGATGATCCGGAAGGTACGATCTATCTGCTATCGGTTACTCCTGCGGCTCTTAAAGGGCTGAATCAGTACCAGAAAGAACTGTCGGTACGCGGCATTCCGCCCGAGATTATCAAGACTCGGGTATCCTTCGATACTGATGCATCATTTCCGAAGCTGAAATTTACCTTCGGTGGATTTCTCAGTGCTGAGGTTCAAGCGATTGTCGACCACCTGTTCGGTACCGATCAAGTCAAGGAAATTACCGGAGAAAACAGGGATGACAAAGTTGTAGAAGTACCAGCGAAAAAGGTTGCTGCGGAGCCGGTGAAAGAGGTTGCTGCGAAGCCGGCGAAAGAGGTTGCTGCGAAGCCGGCGAAAGAGGTTGCTGCGAAGCCGGCGAAAGAGGTTGCTGCGAAGACTCGCGGGTTCAATTCGACGAAAGAGGTTGCTGCGAAGCCAAATTTAACACCAGAGGCAACATCTTTGGCTGATGAGATTGCGGCACTTATCGGGTCGGTGGATGCTGATGATAGTCAAACCGCAGCTTGATTTTACCAAAGTTGAGGCACTCAGAAAGCACATGTTGTTAACAAAAGGAACCATGGCTGGGTTACTAGGTGTGTCTCGGGTAACTTACTATGACTGGCTGGCAGGAAAACATCTAATTCGAAGTAAGCATGACGAAAGAGTACGGATGATGCTACGCCGGTTACTGGCGATAATTCAGAGTTATGGGTGGCCTACTCCAAAAGTAGTCTCGTTGGATAAACAGACGCGCAAAGCATTTTTGCTTGAGCTTTTGAAGCAGCAACAATAATGGGGCAGGGCGGGTAGTTTCCGCCCTGTTTCAATAGGGAAACTATGAACACGTTGAGTTTCCTTCAGCGAGTTCTACCGTCGACGGGTTTTTACGCTTCCCTGACCATTAGTTCGAAGGGGCAACGTCAAAAATTCTTCAGTACCGTAGAAGAACTCGCAGTATCTGTAATCAGTTACGACCGAAGAGGCGACAATACTTATTACGCAATTTCGGCCTACAACGATAGAAGATCTCGGAAACAGGAGAATGTTCGTGTAACTAAAGTCATTGCCTTGGATGTCGATTGCGGAAGCGACAAACCCTTCCCAACGTGGAAAGAAGGCTTGGCAGCAACCGGTGCATTCATTGGACAATTGAATTTGCCCAAACCCATGATTGTTCATTCGGGCAATGGGTTGCACGTGTACTGGGTACTGACTGAAGAGCTTGAGCCAATGCGATGGAAGCCTTTGGCCGAAGCACTGAAGAAGGCAGCCAAAGCCAGGGGATTCGAAATTGACCCAGCAGTGCCGGCGGACAACGCACGTGTGCTGCGTCCCATAGGAACTGCAAACCGTAAAAGCGGCACCACGGTTCGATTACTCGTCGATGCACTCCCAAGTACCACCGCGCAGTTATCTGCGTGCCTGGCGCCTTATATGGCGCCTAGAAGCGATTTAGCGCAGGCTCTTAGTTTTCCCCTAGCCAATGCCACAGTCGTAGCCGCAAAGTGCCCACAAATCAACTGGGCCATCAAGCATCAGAGCGAGGTCGAGGAACCATTCTGGTACGGGTTGCTTGGTATTGCTGCCTACTGTCAAGACGAAGCCGCAACGGCCATCGCATGGAGCGACCAGCACCCGCAATACAACCAAGACGAAACGATCCACAAATTACAGCATTGGAAGCAAGCTGCAACTGGACCAACGACTTGCAAGAAATTCGAAGAATTGCGCCCCGCTGGTTGCAAAGGGTGCAAGTTCAAAAACAAGGTGGGTACTCCTGCCCGACTCGGTGTCCAATACCTCGATGTTGTATTGCCAACCGACATTCCCGATCACACTGCTAGCAGTATCCCCGTACCGAAACCGTTCAAGCGCACGGTTGATGGTATAAAAATGATTGTCGATGGAACAGATATTGATATATGTAAATTCGATGTCTACCCAGTTTCCTACGGTAAAGACGAAACACTTGGATACGAAACGGTGTGCTTTCACTGGAATCGTTTGCACGCCGGATGGCGAGAGCTTAAACTACGACAAGCTCTACTAACAGAAGGGCATCGCGATTTTGCGACGGCTATTGCCGACCAGGGTATCGTACTTCAGAATCGAAATCAGACAGAATATTTCCAGCTTATGCTACGTTCATACATGGACGAATTGCGCCAAAAACGCGCGATGACAAATCTGTATGCCACGATGGGGTGGAAAGAGAATTTCTCCCGCTTCATTATTGGGGATACGATTTTGCGACGTAATGTCGATGGCTCCGTTAACGAAGACTTAGTCAGTCTGTCATCAGGCGCGACCAAGCTGGGACATGAATTGTGGAACACATCCGGGTCACTCGAAGAGTGGATCAAATTTACATCGTTGGTTGCGAAAGCCGATTTGCGAGCCCACATGTTTGCGCTGACTGTTGGTTTTTCTGCGCCTCTATATGCATTCACAGGGCTTAAGGGGCTGATTATTTCGCTCTATGGCCCAACCGGTGGCGGTAAGACTTTGGCGCAGATGTGGATTCAATCTATTTTTGGTAACCCGGAAAGGCTGCACTTCGCTGCCAAGTTTACCCAGAATGCCTTATTTGGACGCATGGGATTGTATTCGCACATGCCCATGACCATCGATGAAGTGACGCTGATGAATAACAAGGATGTAGGTGACTTCATTTACTGGGTAAGCCAAGGGCGTGACAAGGCACGAATGACCCAAGCTGCGGAAGAACGCGATGCCAAAATATGGGCTTTGCCAGTCGTGGTGTCTACCAATAAGTCCATCAACTCCAAACTGATTGCCGGTGGCATGGATACTGATGCACAATTAGCACGTATCCTCGAACTCAACGTCCCCTCCAATTCGTTATTTACCAGAGATAGCACTGCCGGTCGCAAGATATATGAATTCGTCACTACTAATTATGGCCATGTCGGACGCGAATTTATCAAGCATCTGTTGGAACTCGGCAACTCAGGCATACGCGCAGCCATCGCGCAAGCTACCGAAGATTTTCATCGAGAGTATTCTGCGCATTTCTCCGGCGAAGAGCGTTATTGGGAACAAGCCATTATTCTCGCCGATCTTGCCGGTAAACTGGCAAAAAGCTGGGGTCTCATCGCATTCGATCACAAAGCTGGTATTGAGTGGGTACTAGCATACATAGGTGTTGTCCGGCGTGCCATATCCGAATTCAAAATCGACGCATTCGACACATTGACCGAATATTTGAACACACATGCAGAAGCTACTTTGATTGTTACACAAACAGGCGCTAACAAACCAATAGTGGATTTCAACCGCCTACCACGAGGGGAACTACGGGTGCGTTTTGAACTGTTTCGTAAAACAAGTGGCGAGGCTTTTACTCGTGGTACTGTCGTAATAGATCGCACTCATCTTAGACGCTGGCTCGCCCAGCAAGGCATAGACTACAAAGCCTTCCTAAATGACTTGCAGGACGAAGGTATCATTGTTCCAACGAAAAATAACAAGGCTTACCTTGGTAAAAATTCACCGATCAAGTTAGGCCAATCTTATGTACTAAGTATAAACCTTACACATTCGAGGTTGCAAGGTATCCTGAATGACGCTGATCAAGCACTCGAAGACCTGGCTTTCGGGCAACTCAAGATAGTAGATCAATAATGCGCTGAGTTTCCGGGCGCAGAGTTCTCGAAACCGACCGCAAAAATCGCTCAGTCGTGGTACGCTTGGCTTCTCGCAAAGCACGATTAGCCAGACTCTCGAAGTTACCGATTTCAAGGCCAGTACCTTTGGCAGCCTTGTTCCAGTCTCTGACCATCTGCACTACTTCCCGTGCGTGTCTCTCATCCTTGGCAAGTTTAGCTCCAATGTATAGTCCACGATAAGTCGTGGTGATTTCCTTTTGATAGTCTCCGACCCGCTTGGCCATACGTACTACATCGTTTTCAGCAACAGCGGAAGCCGGATAAAAACTCAGAGCACGGGTCAGCATGGTACCCAGATGTAGGTCATTACTGACTACATAGCCTTTGCGATTAATAATGGCTCCTGCGTTGTTGTACGCCATCATGTCACCCAGAGCACGAAATGCCACGGCTGGCGACTCCCGTAGTACCTTGTTGAAAGACGTAGTATCGTCGATGACTCCTGCGGTTCCCAATCCCCATTTAGCAGCGTTTGCAGCGGTTACCAGCGCACCTTGCATGAACGAAGCAACTGGCCCCGCGATCTCGACTAGTTCACGTCCTACGTTTGCGCCTGCTAGAGCGATGCCCGTACCAGGGAAGACATTGGATAGCGAGACACGATCTGCCACGTTGGCGGGTGTAAAAGAATTGAGAAATCCGCGCATCAGAACGGGCGTCATACCAGGGGCAATGGCATCCAGGGCTTCTGCTAGAGTTCGTTCAGCACTCCCTTTCCATAGCTTGCTAGGGCCAAGCCCAAGTGCTTGTGCGATAGTATCAATGATGTCTGCTAAGTCATCGGCGAATGGCAATCCCTTGAGCCCGGAAAAAAGCGCAAGAATACCTAGTGCCAGTAATTGTTCTTTTCTTGCTAACGCAGACAACATCAGGATACTATTAACGGGAAAGGTCTTAAATATGAATAAGAATTGCCGCACATCACCTCGAAATAAAGCCGGCCTGTTATGCAACGCATAGTCGCCCAATGTATTGTTGATCATGTCTACAGCGAATCTATCAGCCGCCTCGAATGCTGTAGCCTTGTCTTTACCTTCAGCCAAGGCGCGAGCGTAGGCCAGACGAAACGTAGCCAATCCTGTTGCCCGGCGACTGTGCTGTTCGGTAAAGTTGAACAGCGACATCCACGTCTGGGCTGCGGCTTTGGTAGCACCAGAGCGAAACTTGCCGCGCGCGGAGCCCAGCAGCGCGTTAGTCAGTGCAGCTTGCATGGTGCCGCCACCAACCTCTTTCTGCATGAACAAGGCTTCGGCTTCGGTAAAACCGGACGCAGCGAGTTTGTCAGGATCAGCCAACAGGTCGTCCCAGAATTTCACTTCGCTTTGTTTATTGGCTCTGGTAATGTTGGTAGCACGGCTTACTTCCACGGTGGATAGACCCCAACCGAATCCACCACCGAACGCATTTTTCTCGTTGTACCCAGCCAAAGCAGGCACCACGTTCGTTGCCAGCGCCATGTAATTCAGGAGTGCTGTAGCGAATGAGGCTCCCATGAAGGTAAAAGTCGTAGCTGTGCGAATAACGGAGGCCGCGTCGCCCGATGCGAAATCTGTGTAGTCTACATTCTGCTGGGACTCCATGAAAGCCACGGCCCTGCGGCCGCGATCCTTGAATCGATTACCCATGACAGGTGAATTTTTAGTCACGAACGTGTAATGGTAGTCATCGAACTCTCGCTTAATCGCGAATTTTTGAGCTTCTGACATGTTCGGGTTTTCTTTAGCCGTTTCCCATGCGGTTTTGCGCCGCTCATACTCAAGTTTATCCCCAAACCATAGGCGGATGGCTTCTGGGTTTTTGTCGTCGAACAAACGGTCGAGCCGATGGCGATTTCGCTTACGCGCTACAGTGGATGCGGTTGATTCAAGATGCTGTGACACATACTTGATGGTATTCGGGTCTTCGCCAGGAGTATTGGCACGACGCAAACGAGTACGAGCCTTGGCGTTTTGTTTGGTTAAACCGACGATCAGATTCTTACGTTCTTCCGGAGTGATACTGATAGAAAAACGGGTGAGCGTGGCGATGATTTCATTGAGATTTGCTTCGGCAGCAACGGTAACAGTTTCGCGTGCCGTTTCAGCGTGTGCAACAAGTTTGACTTTTTTCACTACGAAGTCAGCGCCATCCAGCACTTCCAGTTCGAAGCCATTCTCTACATCATCGAATAAGCTCTGCACACGTTCTGCCATTGCCTCAGCCTGAGCACGTGTTTTTACTTGCGCGAACAGAAGATGCTGGCGGTACTGTTCCGATATTTTGTAGATGCGTCCCGTCTGGGGGTCAGTAGCCTGGATGCGCACTTGCCATGAGCCTTCACGCCCGAACGGAACATAACCACCCGCGATAGAGCGCTTGGCAAACAACTCCGCATCTGTTTTGCTCAGTTCGAACAAGGCCAGATTCTGGACGGCTTGCTGCATAATGAAGCGATCTGGACCTGAATGCGGAATGTTGGACCCTTTCTTGAGGGCCTCAATACCTGCAAAAATATCGTCGGCTTTGGCATCGTCGAAAAATTCCTGCACGTCCTGGTTACGATCGGTATCGCGACCTAGTACAGCAGCATTGAATTTTTTGGCAAACTCATCCGCAGTAGCTATCGAGGCTTGTTTAGTCAGGAGAACACCACTAGCGTCAATAGTGGAATCCTTGGATCGTAGCTCTAGATATTTATCTTCGATGGTTGTAATGAATGCACGGTCATTTTCAGTTAGTGCTCGGTCGAGGAATCGTTGCAGGACATGTTCCACATTGACACGTTCGCCTTTGGCCGCAGTGTAATTTGCCAACAGCATATCAAGGGCCGATTGATTCATCGTGTCACGTACTTCGTTGTACATGATCCACTCAGGGCTATCTTCAGTCAGTTCGGGTATGGCTGTAAAAACTTGCTCCACTTCGACAGTGCCAGACGGGTTATCGATAAGTTTCTGGTATTCGCGCTCGATAGCTCTGCGATCTTTGTCGCTTACTGCTTCGGAAAGCTCTTGATTTCGTTCCGCGCGTAGCGCATCTTTTTGCTCTTCGGTTATGGGCCGCGCTACATCGATTGTATAAATGATACCTTGCTTAAATTCCTCTAATGTATGCTTACCACGCGCTGCCAAGAGACTGAATACTTCCTGATTGACATTAGCTTCGCCGGCGTCGATGGTAATTAGAGAAGCCATTTTACGTAAATCCGCATCGGTCAAGCTGCCCAGTTTCACTCTACTAGTGACATTGAGCATTGCCGAGGTGCGATTGATCTGTTCCTTGGTAGCACCTTTGGTAAGCTGCCCGCTTAGTAATTCCACGGATGGAGACAGCACCGTGTTCATCATTTTGTTGTACTGAGCACGCAGTTGCGATGCTACTTTGCTCGTATCCCGAAAAATATCGTACAGGCGGCGATACCCTTGATTTTCTCGGGCTAAGAAATTCATCAACTTCAGTTCGTCGATCAAACGATTAGCGAAGTCACCAATATTTATGCCATTGTCTTTAGCTTCTTGGAATATGCTGGTGAGATCGAATAGTTTCGTGCTACGTTGCCCAAAGGCATTCGATGCTGCTACTCTATTGATTTCATCATAGTATTCCCCAGCTAATGCGAAGCGACCGGCGTTGTCTGGATCGGTGATACTCTCGATGTCACCTAATCGCTGAGCCAGTGTTCTATAGTCTACAAACGTACCTTTGGTAACACCGTTACGCACGTAGCGCCGAGATTGGCTAACTAGATACCGAGCAGCATCGTCATCGAATTGAATACCCAGACTATTCAGGATATTCTTGATTGCATTCCAGAATCGCGAAATAATGTTCGTATCCAGGATTCCTGCAAAATCGGCAAGATACTCCTCAGTAGCTTCCTGGCGACTTATCTTGCGAGCTTCCATGGCGGTGTTCACCGCAGCTTTGACCTTAGCACTGGAATTGTAGACTGCATCGAGCGCAGTACGCAGTTCCTTTGGAGTCAGCAAACTACCAAAGCCGAAGTGCCCAAGCGACTCGTGTGCCAATGTAAATTTTAGTTGTTGCTCGGTAACGATACGGTCAGCAAAAATAATGACATTACCATTACCGAACGAGTAGCCTGTGGCGTTGGCTGTATCGAAATCTCCTTGCGGGCGAGCGGCAACGGCTTGTGCGTACAAACTGGGATTCTTCGCTTTGAAATCTGTTTGATTTCGATAAACGTATATTTTTGGGCGAATTTTCAGTCGCGACAAAAACGCGATAGCTAGTAATTTTGTGCGACCTATTGAGACAGGTTTTGTAATGGGGGTGCCATCAGCATAATAATAACGACCGGTATTCTTGATATTCCAGTCGTCCAGCGAAAACGGAGCCTCGTAAGCGTCATCAGTTACATTGCTAGATTCGTCGATGAGCTTTTCTCGCTTGGCACGTACAGCGGGAGTTAGTTTTTCAGTAGCTACACGAAAGCTACCTTTGACGGTACCAGTGTAGGGCACGCCGGCCGCGTTGAAATAGGCAGATAGCTTGGTTCCGCTATGATCGAGGAACGATTCCAGTTTGGCAGCTAGCACAGCAGCCCATAGAGTACTCAGTTTTTTGATAACGCTTTGTTGCTGAGTTTTATTGAGCTTGTTCGGTTTGGTATTTTGTTCCTTGATATAGTCCGCCAGTATCGTTGCCGCGTTTGAGCGCGTATCCGTACCTTGCTTGGTACCAGGATTAGGAGTCTTGAGCTTGTTAGCCGTGGCAACAGGTAAATTCGCCGTGCGCAGTTGCCCAGAAGCGAGTAATTTCTTGGCCGCTTCGATTGGTAGCCCTTTGACTACGGTATTAAGTCCGGGTAACAACCCACGTCGTGTGACGTAATCGAACCACGGCTTGGAGTTACCTTTGTTTTCTCCGCGAGTGTATATCGCCTCAACTGCCAATAACGCATTAGCTTGCTTAAGTACGAGAGCATCTATGATATTTTGCTGCGCGTCGGAGAAAGTTGTATTTGTCAATAATTCACGGGCGCGTACAATTGCCGCCTTGGTGTTAGTTTCCTCATTGACAAAATATGCGAATTCAATTACGACATCGATAGAATCGTGAAAATCCTGATTACGAATAGATGCCGCAGCCACAGAGAATTCAGTTTCAACCATTTGCAGCGGAGTCTCTTCGACTGTATCGAAAAGTTCCTCAGCCCTGCGTATGGTAGCTTTGTTACTGGCTACGATTTGACGCCACTCAGCACGTACAGATGCAGGCAATTTATCAAAAGTCGGAGCGCCTTCGGGTTTCATATCTTCCCACGCATCGGCGGGAGGAAGTGGCTCGACTTTTACTTGAGCTTTTTCTGCTTTTTTAGCGGCGACGGGCGCCGCTTGGGTTTTTGCTGCAACAGGTGCTACTTCCGCTGCCAGGATAGGCGCTAGTTCCTTAGCAGCGACGGGCGCTGTTTCTTTAGCGGCGACGGGCGCCGCTTCTTTAGCGGCAACGAGCGCTGCTTCTTTAGCGGCGACGGGCGCCGCTTGGGTTTTTGGGCGTTTGGATTCCTCTACCTGAATAGCGGATTTTTGCTTTTCTTTTTTCTCTTTGCCTTTGGTTTTGAGTTTGCTACCCTTTCCGGCAGTTTTTCGCTCGGTGGGTATTCCCGCTCCCACTCTTCCGCTAGTTTTGGGTTGTTTGCGTGCAACCACCGACGTTGTGCTTCGCTTTTGAACGGCACGTGGAGCCTCCTTCGGTACAATTTCGACTGCGGCAACACCTGCTTGACGTTTCAACCCGCGTTGTGTACGAAGTCTAACGACTGGCGGTTTGGCTGGGGCAACTACGATCTTTCTTTTCAACCCAGCTCCCTTGAGTGCAGCTATTGTCGGTTGCCCTTCTTGATTGAATATCGAAAGCTGAGTAGCAGTTGGCGAAACTTCAATAGGAGCAGCAGCTACTGAACGAGTACCAGGGATACCACGACGCAGCGCTTCTCGCCGGCTAGGACGCGGAGCTTCTCGTCGCTTGAACAATTCAAGCTGTGTTGCCTGTGCTACTTTGTCTTGCTGTGTCGGCTCAACAGCAGCGACTTGTTGCGCTTGTTGTAGTATGAACAAGTCACGAGCATTCTGACTTTGCTGAGCCAGTTGCTCTGTTTGTCGTTGAATGAGTGCCTGTTGTTGAGCCTGTGCAGCTTCGAATTCTCGCTGGCGCCGCAAACGATCCCGAATAGCTTGTAACTGGTTACTTATTTGCGGGTTGAAGGGCGCTTGGGGAGCAGGACCGGAAAACTGAAGCGCCCCTTGAGCCGGGTTGAATACAGGCTGCGTTGGATTGACTACAGGCTGAATCGGATTGACTACAGGCTGAGCTTGACTTTGGTCAATAAAAGGAAATGCTGCCTGATTCTGCTGCAAGAATGGAAGCTCGCCCTGAGCCGGGTTGAATACAGGCTGCGTTGGATTGACTACAGGCTGAATCGGACTGACTACAGGCTGAGCTTGACTTTGGTCAATAAAAGGAAATGCTACCTGATTCTGCCTTGGAAAAGGAAGTTCACCCTGGGCTGGATTGATTTCGGGAAGTATTGTTAAAGGAGATGCCTCGGACGCCGGAGCTCGCGGTTGCCTACGATAAGCCAATTCTTCCGCGGATAGCTCTCCAAAAATATTGAGTACGCCTTGAGTACCTACTGGTTCAGGATTCTGAGCTGGATTAAGTAGATTAGCAGGTTGCCTACCTCGCAGATGCGCGATAGTGCCAAGCGGGCTACCAATACCAGCTCCGGCAGCAAACGAGTTAATCAGCCGCTTGATATTTTCGGGAGCCTCGAAATCCTGATCCGACAAACCCAGCAGCAACGCTTCCTGCCCTAGCTCTTCAGTACCTTCAACAGTCCCTGCAACCGCGCCGCCTACTGCGCCACGTCGAAGTAGCTCTGCTCCCTTACGAGGAAGCGACGTTCCAGCACGTAACGCTGCTGGAGCACCTACGCCCTTAAATACACGAAGCGCCAATGCGTATTCCGGTAGTATGTCGAGAGCGGCGTAAACAGGTGCTCCGGACAAAGCCTTGAGGCGGGCTACTGTATCATCGGCATTAGCACCCTGGTCTCTCAATTCCCCATAGATGTCCCCCACGCCTATGCCGTAATCAGCTCCAAAAGATGCAGCAACAGCACCGGTAATGCCAGCAGCATTACGTAGCAATTTCTGCTCGGCGAAATTCAGACTTTCGTTTTTGAGGCGTTTGGTAAGTGCCGCTTTGACGCTTTGCTTCCACGCCGCCTTGCTAACCAAAGCGGCAAACGCGGCAAGCGCACCCCCAATAGGAGTACCGGAAGCAGCAGTACCAGCAACGAAACCTGTAACTGCCGCTGCAACAGACTCGATCAAATTCGGGCCTTGTTGTGCAAAATTCGCTACCAGCCAGTCAACGGCACCTTTACTGGAGTCGATATCGGTGAACTCACGTTCGAATGGAGCGGTTTTACGTAGGTCTTCTACTTGTTGCTCGACAATTTTCCCGCCGGTTTCTTCAGCACCAACCGCCTGCAATGCACGGCCTGCCAGCAACTGCATGACATCGACCCCACGCCCAAAGTTACGCGTCGCAAGAGTTTCAAGCGACGGATCGCGTGCATTCTGGATAAGCTGTTTGTAGGACCGCATACCCAGAGGAATGAAATCGTTGTTTGTAGGAAATCCAGTAGGTCTACTATCGAGCAACGTTTCGGATTGCAGTAACGCTTGTGCGTCATCGTCTTTGAACGTTATCCCCTGAACATAGAATTCCTTGCGCGCACGATTGTATCCAATCGAAGGTTCTGGGGATGCCTCGGAAGTAGCGAACTGATTTCGCTGAGCAAGCTGAACACCCGCAGCAGCCAAACCTGCTAAATTATTAGCCGGTGTCGTAAGCGCATCCTGAAAACCAAACGGATTTCCTGATGCTTCAGGCGTGTCTTGAAAACCAAACGGATTTACGATAGGAGACACCATATTAGTAGCCTACATTCAGACCTGCGACAGGTTGTGCAACTGGCGGAAGCGTAATTGGACCAGCCGCAGATTCCTCGATTGTACCCTCGGCTGGAATTACGAATACTTGGTTGCCGCGCTGTAGGTAAGCTATACCCTTGGTAGTGTCGATAGTTAATTTGCCATTCTGTTGTTTGGCCCGCTCTACAGCCAGATTGTATTCGCCTTGCACAATTGAATTCTGAATATCTCGCATGGCGTTGACTAGTGCATCGCCGTATCTCTGTTTGAGGGCTAGTTCATTTTCCATCGCAGCAGACTTGGCGTGTGCAGCACGAGCATTAGGGCTGAACTCTCTGAGTGCCATCGTAGCCAACATTGCCGGAGACACACCTTCCTTCACTTTCTTGCCATTGACAAAGTAGTTATACTTGCCATCTGTACGAGGCTGAATCCCTACCGGGGCTCCCAGGTATTGCGTCAGCACTCCGGCTAACCGGCGAGGATCGTTAGCCGCTGTGAGTTCACGTAGCCCCTGCATTCCTTGTAGATAGGTTTGCTTCTCTGCAACTTGTTGCTGCAATTGAAGCAATCCTGCGTCAATTTTACCAATCGAATCCCGCAACCGGTCAGCCGCTTGGATACCTCCAGCCGTACCGCTACGCATATACACTTGTGCCAATTGCCCCGCTTCGTTACGCTGCCTTGTAAGAAAACTCATTTGTTGCTGCGCAACTTGTTGTAGCTGCTGCAATTCGAAAGGAATGGTTTGTGGATTGGCAAGGTAGAATTCAGCCAATTGCTTGTTACGTGCCTGAGTCTGCGGAATTTCAAGCGGCGAGCTCGTTCTTGCCAGAATAGTGTCGGTTACCGCAGCTACACTAGTCTTGCTGGCTCCCTTATATTTTTGAATGGCCCGTGTGTAGTCGCCGTTATTTTGCTGGAGATATTGGGCAAACAACTGTGCTGCAAATGGAATGGCTGTATTCGGATCGAGCCGTTGCTTACGAGTCAAACCATGTACATCGGCAATTTGTGCAATACCCAGCCCAAATTTCTCTCCACGAGGAGACACCGCTTTTGGGTTAAACGACGATTCCGTACCAAGCAAGCGCTTGAATATTACGGCGTCAATACCGTTTTGCTGAGCACTCTGAGTAATCAGTGCATCGTATGGTGTAGTTGTAGCATCATATTTCTGCGTTTGTTTGGGAGCAGAAGGAGCAGCCTGAGCCACAGAAGGAGCAGCAGGAGCAGCAGAGGTGCTCAGAGGATATGTATACTGCGGATTAACCCGCTGATACTCCGCACGAGCGACAGGTATTGCTTGTTTATAGTAACTTGACTCCAAACGAGCTATTTCTTTTTTCGTAGCAGCGATCTGAGCCTTGTTACCTACCGGCGTCGGTAAGTAAAACGGACCTTCTAGCTCTTTTAAGCGCATACGAGCTTGACCAAGCTGCGAAAAAAGACCTTCAGGATACTGCAATCCTGCTGACTGCGCAGCAGGAGCAGCCTGAGCCACAGAAGGAGCAGAAGGAGCAGCCTGAGCCACAGAAGGAGCAGCAGGAGCAACAGGAGCAACAGAAGCAACAGGAGTAACAGGAGCATTAGCCAAAGGCAGTGCTTGCCCAGGGGCAATTCCTTGTGCAAACTGAGCTACATCCACAGGCTGAAACGAAGGTAACTGCAACCCAGCTAGATTCTGTTTCAAGTCAGCGATACGATTCTGTTCCTCGGTTGCTAGTTGATTTTGCCGAGCAACACGAATTGCTTCTTCAGCCTGTCGCTGACCTTGACTAACGACGCCGGCATTACCAAGCAGTTGTCCGAAATCCATGAGATTTACCTTCCGCGACTTCTAGCTTCTTCAGTACCAGTAAGGGAGCCAAACAAACTCCCAATATCCAGCGCGCGCTGTCTTGCACGAAGAGCAGCATCGGCATTACTGGCACGCAAACCTGAGAAACTTCCTGTACTATTCGGATACTCCTTCGGCAATGCGTTCAAACCTGCCTGTATGGTGCTTAGCCGCCCAGAAATACCTTGCAGAAGCCCTTGATCGAACGCACTACCTGTATCTCGGGCAGTTGCCAAATCGAAGCGTCGCGCTTCAGCCGTACGAACCGGCCCTTCGAGTCCGCGTAGTCCAGCTTGCTTGGCACGAGCACCGGCTGTTTGTGCTCGTCGAGCACGTTGCAAACCGAAATACTCAGGATCGAAGTATTTGGACTCGCCGATGAGATTTTGTGCTTGCTCCAAACGAAGCGCAAACAAGCCGGCATTATTTTGCTGAAGCGTACGCAATTCCTCGGTCTGCGCATCTAGCAAAGCTCGTTCTGCATCGGTAAGTCCGTCGCCCGCCAAAGCCGATCCAGCAAGATTGCCGGCAGCGCGAAGTGTCAGATCAGCCAGTGCTTTGGGATCGCTGAACTTAGCCGCAATCTCGCCAGGTACTCTCTTGAGTGCCTCAATGAATGACAGCGGCTTATTCGGCGCAGGAACCTGCCCACTCGGAGTAGCAGCAGCTTGGAAAGCACCCGACCCAGTAATCGTTTGCGTGCCGCCCGTAATGGGGTTGAGTGTAGTTAGTTGTAACCCAGTAGACGGCGGCGCATATGCACCTAAACTATAATCAAGTGGAACTCCCGCTGCTGTTGCAGCATTTGCCCCAGCTTGGAAGAACCCCGGATTAGGAGCTTGAAAACCAACACCAGCCGTTGCCGGATTAAATCCACCCGTGGGGAATTGCACTCCCGAGGTAAGACTATAATCTAACCCATCAAATCCTGCTCCTGTCTCCGCGCCGCTAAGAGAGACTGGGAACGTCGTTGCCGGTGCTGCCCCGCCAAAACCTGTTGCCGCCTCACCAGCACCTAGATTCAATCCGGCAGGCGGTTGTCCAATTGCAGAAAACGTGGGTTGCGCAGCGGCAGCAGATGGGGCAGAAATAAAGCCACCAATCCCCCCGCCAATCCCCCCGGTCAAAGCGCCTTTGAGGAAACTACCTCCAAGTACCGCTTGCGAGGCACCCCCTAGTACCGTCCCAACAGCAGCAGACCCAAGTACGCTACCAACTGTTGCGGAGACTCCGAATGTGGCAGCACTAATGCCGAATGAAGTAGCAATGGAGCTGGCAATGACTGGTGCGGCAAAAGGAATTGCTATTGCTGCGGCTACCCCAATAATAGTTTTTACGGCTTTGCTCATTCTACCCTCCTGCAACGCTCCAGAATTGCACGAATTAGTGTATCATCATCCTTCAACGCGAAGTAGTCAAGCAACAACGCTTTCACCTGCTCCGAAGACGCGGTTGTTGGTGCCAACGTTTCCCATCGAAGCTCTGGCGCCCCCGAAACTTCACTCACGCACGGCACCATCACCGGTATCTTCACCGTTTCAGGCACCGCGGGCAAGCTATTGCACCCGGCGAGCAGCAGAGAACAGAGCACCAATCGTCGCAAGTTCATCCTCGCACTTCCCTGGCACCGCCGGCGCCGGCACGCGCTCGACCGCCACAGTCACCTTGGCACGTTTTTGCTGAAGAATTTCTGCTTCCTTCAACGCCTTCTTCGCCCTTTCCTGAGCGCTCTTCGTCGCCTTCTCCAACTTCGTGACTTCCGCGTTTTGCTCCGTGAGCTTCGAGGCAAGCGTCGTGTACGCCGCAATCGCTTCCGCCTTTTTGGCCTGGCACGAGTTCAGCCGGTACGACTGCACACCAAGCGCGAGGCCCAGAGCGACCACAACGCCGACGGCCAGCGGCCAAGGCGAAAACGGAAGCGGGATCATTTCTCACTCAGCGGCATCGTCGTCACCACCCTCAGCACCGCCGTCACTACCGAGATCGTGAGCAGCACCACCGCAACCGTCGAGCTTCCGAACACCGACTGGAGCGATTCTCGCACGAGACCGCTTGCCGCTTCTAACGCACCGAACAACGCGAGCGCCAGCGAGAACCACATCGTTCTGCTTTTCAACGCACCTTTAACCCACTCATTCATCTTCTTCTCCTTGTCGAATCAACATCGTAACCCTCTGTGCCCGCGAAGGTGTCTGGTGTGCCCACTTGCTTTCCAACGCCGCTTCCGCCGCCCCTTCGTAATCGCCCTCGACGATTCGCCCAATCATCGTATGAAACCCCATCAACCCACTAACCCCTAGCTGGTACGCCATATTCAAAAGTCCCCTTCTCACCGGCTCAGGCAGAGCATCAAACGTCGGAAACGCCCGAGTTAGCTCTTCCTCAATCTTCCCCACCAAAAACTCAAGCCAAAACTCCCCCACCTCCTTCGGTATCTTTCCCTTCTTACCCGGATCAACCAGAAACCCATATCCAATCGTCCAGAACCCAAGGCTGTCCTTATACAACGAATCCCGCCAACCTTCGTCATTCTTAAGATCATCAATAACGCTCATCGCCCTTCATCCTCGATGTGGAAATGCCGATCTTCGGCGTCTTTCAAAATTTGCTGCACCTCATCACTCAACATGCGTCCGTACTCGTACCGGAGGACAGCGATGTCGGGCGTGCTCCAGACCTTTCCCTCAAAATCCCGAATTATATATTCACCCTTGTCGTTGACAATTGTGTACTCACAGGAACCACCCACGAGAATCGTTCCCAGTTTCGTTGTCATTTCGCGAACCAGGTAACAAAAGTCGAAATGGCAACAGCGAAGATGATCCATACTACTCGCTCCCAGATTCCAAGCCGGACCAGGCTGGTAGCCGCACTAGTGCGCAATTCCATAATTTTAGCCTCACAGTGTTCCATCCGCTCCCCCAGGCGCTTGTTTTCCTCCATCGTACTCACGAGCCTTTCGTCGAGGCGCGCAAGCGTCATGACCGCTTCAGCCAGCTTGTCAACTTTCGTCTCGATGCGCTGAACGTCGGCCCTTAGAAGTTCCATTGGCATATCAAACCCCGCAACCCACCAGCGTTCGTTGTCGCGCTCCGCTACCCGTCGTTGAAAAAAACCCGCTCTCGGCCATCCCCACCAACGCTATTCCCCCCGAGCCTACCGCAAACGCAGCGGACGTGTGAACGGACACGTCCCCGTTTCCTCCCAGCACCACACCGCCGAGCGGCATCCAGCCGACGTGACGCACGTAGATCGCGGTCGCGCCAAGCGCCATCCCCCCCAAGCCGACAACGGACACCGACGACGGCCCAGAGAATTCCGCAAGCGCAGCACCCGCGAAAATCGCCCCGCCGGCTGCCACCGGGTGTGCCCCACGCTGAGGCGTAGAGGCACCCACAAGCGCGATTCCGCCCGAGGCCGTAGCACTGACCCCAACGGCTGCCACCGCAGCCCCAGCGGTCGAAATACCACCCGCAGCGCCCGGCTGCACTCGTCGCACGAGCCCCGCGATCCCACCAAGCGCAACACCCCCGCTCGCCGCAGATTGCACTTTCCGCTCGGTCGTCGTCGAGCCTGCGAGCGACATTCCGCCCGAGCCGATGACGGACACACTCGATGTGCTCCCATCCGGCAGAATCAAATAACGAGTTGACATTTACGGGGCGAAGACCTGCCAGGGGTTGATGTGAAGTGCTCGCATCTCCGAATCATCCAGAATTCGGTTCCAGGCTAAAACCACAACGAGATCGTCGGTGTAACTGTACGCGCCCAAATTAACGTCTGCGAGAGCCCCAAGCGCAAGATACTCCGTCCCGTCGGACGAGAACGTTACCGTTCCGGTGATACTAGCCGATTGCGACACCCCATCTACATACAATTCGCGCACCACACTTGGCTTCCAGACACCGCCGAAACTGTGCATGTTTCCATCTATCGCGCCTGCCTTTACAGCAACCGTTCCGTTGGCCACGAACATTGCAAGTTGACCGGCAGAATAGCTACCGGAACTGCTCAAATTTGCAGAAAACAAAAACTGATTCACCCCACCGCGAATCGAGAAAAATGGCTTGGACTGCCCCGCACTCGTTGGGTTTCCTATAGCGAAAATACTCACACCGCCGGCATGATCCAGCACAGCGGTCTGTTGACCGAATTGCAACTTGGACGTAGAAGCCGTCGACCAACGAGAAGCTCGGCCCAGCCGGACGACCGTATCCGTTTGCTCGATTGCCTGCGCTTGCAGCCAGCGGCCCGCAACGAAGCCGCCGCGTTGATGTGGCATGCAGGCAAATCTCAGCGACCTGGTAAGCGGATTGCTCCAGTCGATCCCCCGCACGAACTGCGGCTGATTGGTCCAAGACACACGCTGTTTGACTATCGGCATGAATATCAAACCGAAGTGAAGACGACCTCGCTCGTGTAGAGCGCGCCGCTGGTCAGCGCCACGCCAAGGTCGTTCTTGCAGACGATCTTGAACTGATCCGGGCAGTAGCCGAGGGCATTCGTCACGGAAAATGTGCCCTGCTGGATCGTAGTGGTGCTGTTCATCGGAACCGTTCCAAGCACTCTCAAATTCGGCTCATCCGTAGCCGCCGTGCCGGATTCAGGCCCACTCCGAAAGTTCGTCCCATCGAGAGACTCCTTGACGAACACCACCACTTGCTTGTTCCCCGCCGGCACGTTCGTCGTCGCGCACGCTACTTCCACGATAACGTCCTGCGGTTCATTGATCGAGGCATTGTATGCACTCGATACGCAGTATGTCGCCGATGCGAGAGTTGGAAACGATGCGGACGTGAGCGACGTTCGCGCTGACAGTGTTTGCCTGGTCGTGGCCATGTCAATCCGCCGTGATCTTCGGCGTCAGCAGATACTGATCGCCGTTGTTTGCCGGCGTGAAATTCGTCGTCGCCTCCGAGTACATTAAAATCCCACTTACCGCCTGCGTCACGAAATACCCGTAAATCGTCGGATTTGTCGTCAAGGGGCCCGTGAAAGTCCATATTTGCTGGGCATAACTCGCCTCGACGGGAGAGGTTCCCGTATATGCCCACGACACCCCAGATAGAGCTTTCTGCACATAGCCCCCGCCTGTCGCAGCCGTGTACGTCGCCGCCACATCCGTTTCAGCCGGAGTGATGTTCAGCACAAACAGATCGAGCTTCTGATCCTGGCCTGCGGTAGTATTCAGAAACGCCTTGAGCGCCAGAGCTTCGCCTACTGCCGGAACATTGAGTGCCATGATCTCTCCTCAGAAATAGCCAAACTGAACACCAAGCTCTTTGCCCGGCCGTCTTGCAACGGGAATCTCTGCGAGTTTCGCCATTCGCAAATTTCCCGCCAGCGTCGAAATCGCCATTAGATTCGTGCCGTCGTCCTGCACAAGCATGACATCTGCAATGCCCTCATCATTGATTTCCCGGATGATGCCGATACGCTCTTCCGACACGACCCACATCCCTTTGCGCATCTCGCCAAAGAACTTCGGCGCATGCGCACTGACGTGCCCCGCAACAACGACCTTCCTGCGCTTGAAGAAATCGAGAAATCCCATTACTCCACCTCGTAAGTTACATCAACAGCAGTCGTCACCGGAGAACTCAGAATCAACGTCAGAGCTTCTCCCGTGGCCGTCTCAAACCAACCGCGCTCAGCATAGGGCAAAACGAACCCACCATTCGCCGCAACCGGCTTCGCAGATGTAATTGCCGTGCTGTTCGATCCAAGCGACACCGAGACATTCCCCGCCGCAATCACGCACATCGACAGCACTCGAATGATCATTCCAGGCTGTGCAGCAACAATCGGTGTTCCCGTCAAAGAGGAAGTCAAAAATGCCCGCGAAATCAACCATTGGGCATGTAAATTTCCAGACGCGATGCGCGGATTGATCGTTACTGCCATCTCAAATCACCTTCACCGTTGCGCCGGCCGCGGCATCCAGCAACGTCCGCGCCTCTGCGGGCGTCTTGCCCGCGGCAACGAGCGCATCGAGCGCCACCTTCTCCTCGATCATCACCGGCATCGGCGGCGGAGGCGGCGGAATGTCTGCGCCCGTAAAGACCCGAATCACTAGACCATCGAACCAGACGTACTTCGGCCCCAGCAATGCCATGACGGTGTCGTAGTCCCTGATGCCGTAGAGTTTGATCATGACGGCAGCACCTCCACATGCAAACTCCGGGCGGCGGACCAGTCGGCGGCGGAGTCGACGCTTTTGGACAGCACGAGGGTCAAAGTCGTATCAATGGAGGTGTCGATCGAGGTCGAATACGAAGCCGCCAGATCAACTGTAATAGACCCAAAATAGAACCATCCACTCCAGTGTTGGCGATCTTCCCTGCCCATATTTTGCATTGCCCCGATAAGACGTGTATAGACAGTCGTAGTCGGGCTAATCGTACCAATCAAGCCGAACCCGTTAAGCTTAACGGTGTAGCCCTTAGTAGTCGCGCTCGAATTGTTGTCCCCAATGAGCTCCACCCGCAGAAGCCCATTCTTCCCAAGTGCTCCCCCCGGCAGCAAAACCGATGCAGCCGTCACATCCCCAGTAACCCCAACGAATGCCCCAGGCCCAGCAGCGACGATTGGCGTCGGATTGGCCGGAATGTCGAACGAATCGATGCCGGGGACGTAGATGTTGTTGTAGATCGTGCCGATGGTCGTGTTCGTGCTCGACATCACGACCCAGTAGAAACCCGCAACCGAACCCGCATAGGCTGCTCCCGCCGGCAGGAATGTCCAGACGCCGCCATCCAGCGTCGTCGCGTAGGCGATGCCAAGCGTCAGCGCCCCGTTCGCCGCAACGCTACCGCTCGGAGCCAGGCAAATCGGAATGCCGACACTAAGGAGGATGTATGAAGAGTTCACCTTTCCACCAAGACGAGAATTCACAGAAACTGTCATCAGACGTTGCTCCGAGAAACTATTGCAAACCTTGTCACTTGTTGGCACATACTAAATTCGCGCATCGTGGTCTCCATGATGTAGTGGAAAGCCCCGTCCTTTAGAGCGGGGAACAGTTATTTTTAAGTCTCCATCGTAACTGTGATCGTCGCGCCAATGCCAGAAATCGCAGTCACATTCGCCCGCGTATGCTTCCACCGAGCGCTAGACACGAATCCATCCGTAACTGTTGCAATTCCTAAAGCAAGCGAAACTGTGCCGAGAACCATGTAATTTACTCCATCATTCGACACCTCGATGTTCGTCGTGGCGGTTCCCGTACCAGAAGTAGTCGATCCAGTAACCTGAAACGACGTACTGTCATCGAAAACATAATGCACATCGTCAATGACTGGTGCTCCGCTTCCTGTAATCGTTACTGCATTGAGTAGAATCATAGGAACCTCCTAAAGAGCCATCCTAACATAAGCACATGATTTATTGAATCCGAAACGATGCAAATACAACTTGGTATGTCGTTCGGGTACATAGGCATCTAGGTACCTCACTTCGTTGCTTTTGAGCCATTCGAGAATGATGTGCCAGTACGCAGCTTTGAAGCGTAACAACCCTCGTCCAGCCATTGCTATGACATCGGCACATTTACGTCCATTTGTCATATTAAACTGAATTCCTATGGCACATGCAGGTTTGTTGTTCTCAAACCCAACGAAGATAGCTACCAACCCAGTAACAGCAAGCAAGTAAATATCCTTGACGCTCATCTCGTCTTTGGCAATCTCGTTGCTCTCGCAAGCAGCACTGAAATATGGCTCCAAAACCGGCCACAATTCAGTAACCCGTTCAGGAGTCAACATTTCAATGGACAATATAGTCACTTATATTTCTCAACAAGGTTATCGAAAAATTCCTTACCCTTCATTTTAACCACATTCGCAGGTACCACATATTCACCCTCGTGCGCTTTGACTGGCCCAGTTTGCGGTACTTCCCCACCCTCTGCCAATGAAGGTACAGGCTGGGTTCCACCACCCGATTTCACGGCACGCGCTGCAAGGAGAAGAACAAACACCAATCCCTGGTCGTATTGAAGCGGCAAATCCTGCTCTGTGGCAATGCCATTTTGAATGGCAAACTTCCGGACATTGGGGTACATCTCCGGATTCTGAGCCGCAACCGTAGCCAACTGAATGACCATATTCAGTTCCTGCGGTGTCAATTCGCCGGTCTGCATTACCTGCTGGATTGCCACTCGAATAGCTTCTACTGCTTGTGGATTCTGAGCAGCAAACTGATTGATCTGCGCCTCCAACGCTTGAGGAGATTCCGCACCGCCCTGGCTAACTGTTTGTTCGCTAACTCCAGCAAAATTTGGCATGCTCACCCCCTCAATTGATTGATCAGTGTATTTACGGTTGCCTGCAAGTTAGCTACGTCATTACTAAGTTGCTGAACGTCCTGAATCAGCTTGCCATGATCTTCGAGGCTTGGCACGATGACTCCCCCTATGGTAAATCCATTGCCTTGCGCAGTCACACGGGTCATGGTCTGCGCCGCTGGGTTGGGTAGCGTAACCTGCCCTGTAACGATTGCTCGTACATCGTTGGTTACTCCTCGGGCACCAGTGAGCAGTTCGATATTCTCCTTCATGGCAGTCAATGTATTGAATTGCCAGTCGTTCAAGCTCCCTTGCGGGATAGCCGGGATTGCTATAAATCGCGGGCCACGTGCAGCCATTAGACTTCCTTCAAGCCAAGTGGTGTTTCCGCCAAGTAAATGGCTCGCACTCGTGCATTTCCCTCTACCTCGACCTCGAATGTATCACTACGATACCCAGTAGGCAACCGAAACATGCCAGAAGTTGCAACAGGTGTTTCAAGCAGCAGCTGTTTGTCTGTCCACAATCTGAAAATAATTGTGTCCGCAGCATAATCCGCGACTACTCGGGCTGCACCGAGATTAATCATATCCTTGGTAGATATAACCTTGGATTTCCATTTCAGCGTCGTAGCCGGCTGCGCAGAGTTATCCCATTCGTAAATATCGCCGGTAGCGCCGCTAACGTAGTACACAATACCGTCGATGGCGTCATACCAGGACGCTGAAAAACTGTAATCGACATCCGTGAAAAAACCCCCTATCTTGGGATCATGCGTAAAAACGAACATTCCAGCGGAATGAGATGCAATATAGTCACCCCCGTAGTATTCCGCAATGACCGTTTTCGGATCGACATCGGCCTTCCAGGTACTATTGTTGTACAGCAACGCGGTAATGATGGCTTGCCCGCTACTAGGCGAATACACAGCAAGACCCTCGTGCGTCGAATACACGACACCATAACCCATCGTCACCATGCTGTTCTTGCTCAAGCACGGGTAATTAGCATTGATGCGGGCGGTCGCCATGCCATTGGCCGGGTCGCTTCCTGAAACGAGATACGGATATGCTTCAGTAGTCACCAATGCAGACCCGCTGATAACGGCAATGCCAACTATGCTATAGTCTAAATTGATTGCATATGCCGCAGGCCAGGCATGCGGGCGCGCCGGCTCTGAAAAATACAGGGTATTTCCAACGAAACCACACAGAACATTGTTCTGAATAACGGTCAGCCCTTTGAGTTCTGTGGGTGGTGGATCGTATTCGTCCGTACCAAGAATATCGAACAAATCACGAGATTCAAAATCATCCGTGAACGTATACACTCCACCATCTCCCCAGTACCGGGCAACACTGATTGGTGGATTTTCAGATATGTCATGATACAGAATACCAGCACCGACCAAGATTTCACTAAGGTTATAACTTGTTTGTGAATACTCAAATATATAGTCGTCGATTACATCTGTCACAATTCCATCAGTAATATCGAATGAAGATTCAGTGCAACCACTGATTTTGAAGCGATCCTCAATTGACAAATTATGCGGATACAATAATGTGACATGAGAAACATTAGCGGTGCGCTGTACCTTCGCCAATCCCGTAGGAAACCAGAGTGTATCGAGAAAGTAGTACTCAGTCCCTGATGCCGCTGCCAGTGTCCGATATAGCTTCACACCCCGCACGAAGTTATTTCCAGCAGGCTTGGCTACTGGGATATTGGACACTGTAACAACTACACCTTCCTTGATAAACAGATTCTCGGACGGTTTGGCCGCAATCGACTCTTCATCCCACGGAGTAATCCACGTGAAAGTATAAGAACGAGCCTGTGTCAGCCCCCCAAGATTGATCTTGCCTTCGCTACTGAGAGTCGTAGATATCTGTGGACCGGGACTGAAATAAGTAAATGTCGTATCGTCAACTATTGTGATTTCTACATTGGTTGCATTCAGACTACGATTGTCCCGTCGCACAATCCCGCTCGTTGCCGCCGGCACTGTTGCAACAATATCGAACGCGTCTGTAGTGGCGTTGGACAATGTATAATTACCATCTACGGCAGTACCCGATGTGAACTCCAGCGTAACCTGCGTGCCATTCACCAAGCCATGTGCAGTCATGGTTATGTGGATCGTCGTGTCCCCTGAATTTGTCCATGTAATAGTGCCTGCACGCGCCGCAGCAGTAGGAGCTGTGATAGCAAACGTGTTGTCGTCAACAATATTGACCGAATATGCACCATCAATGCTTGCATGTGCACTGAATTGAAGGTTTGCCACCATGCCCGCCTGAAGCCCGTGATTTGCCACGCTGATGAGCATCGAAAGCGTCCCTAACGGTTGGTTGTAGGTACCAGTACGCGTAGATGGATTTTGTTTGTAATCACCAAGGCTGTAGCCAAACCCAGATACAGTTACCGGACTGTTGGCACGCAAATTATGCGGTGCTGAAGTCACTATGGTAACGACACTAGCTGCATCACGGGTATAGGACACCGTTGTTTTTTCGGTAAATGGGATAGCCGTAGCTACCAATTGCGCACTATTGTCAGGCGGCGACAATCCCAGATCATAACTCGTTGCAGGGTATGGGCCAGCACCCGCCGTTGCCAACACGTAGTTACTGACTTTGGGGCTACCATCCCCGGTGTAGTAGAACCGTTGCTCGGCTTTATCAGTCTTGGAAGCTATGGCAATGTCTACATCAGTAAGCCACGAAAGCCACTTTTTTGCACCAGTAACAGGATCACGTAATGCAAACAGAGTTCCAATTGCACCAGTTCGACCTGTATTTGCAATAATGACAGGCTGAGAGTACGGAATCAAATCGCCCGAATAGAACTTGCAATTCGTCGCAACCTGCCCAGCAGTATTGGGGAGCAACTCCGGTGAAATCTTCGGAGCAATTCCAAGAAAGCCTACAATTTTGATCCCTGCCATGGCAGTAAATTAAGCAATCTCGTAAGTGATTTGTCCATCCAACAAAGCAGGAGGAGGCATATTCAGAGTAAGGACTGTAGCCCCACTATGAAACTCAGAAAAAAGAAGATAGGCGTACCCAGGAACGGTATAGCAAGCCACTTGTGCTCCAGCAGTATAAGTACCCTGGTCAAACACAACTACTCCATAAGCACCGTTAGCGGGTAAAACTGGTAAATCAAGTCGCATCCATCCAGTTCCACTATGCCCCAATAAATTAACTCCGAAGCGAACAGTACATTCTTTGCCTTTGACTACGTATCTACCATTTTGCGATGTATAGGTACCAACTCCTGGAGTAGTAGCCCCAGAAATCGTAGGTGTGTAATCAATATATTTTCCTTCTACGATGTCACTGGCAACGTCTATCACAGATTGCGCAGTCACCCGTAACTCGACCAGGCTGCCAGCATCAAACGGTAGCGCTGACGTACCTTCCTGAGCCCGGACAACAGTCAGCACATCGCCTACACGTGCTGTAACCTTCACAATTTCCAGCGCATTGACAGCTAATTGCACAGTCGCATAGAAGTAATCCCCCGAACCAAGACTCGGGAAAGCAGCACCATCGCCGGTTTGAAGAACGAACGAAGTATCCAGAGCACTGACTGCTGCACTAAGAATTCCAGACGCATTATTTTTGAGTAGGATAGCCATATTGTTACCAATCTCGTTTCACTACAATTCGAAGACGCCATGACGCTGGCGTAGCAAGCTGGGAGGTTCCGGAACTGTTCATCATGTATATCCCACCAGCGCCAATCACGACCTTCGTTGAGTTTTCATTTGTTGCGCCAAACGTCAAGTGTTGGTTTCCGGTAACATTGATCGGCGGATGTACGCGCTGATACACGAGAAATCCAAGGTCAGGCACAGCGCATTCGAGCCAGAAATTCACAGTCTTGAACTGGGTACCAATCAAATCGGACACATCGACAGTCGTGCCAAGCGCGAACGCAATGGGTCCGCTGTCATAGCGCCCCTGAATCGCGTACCAGCGAATCGCCGTCACAACACCACCAGCCACAGTAACCTCGCCAACGAAAACATCATAGGCTTGGTTTGCCACTGTGCCGTCACCCACCTTCATCGTCGCTTCCTGGATGCTGTAGGTCCGCTGGCCGAGATTGGCACTATACGTCCCACCGAACTGATAGAACGGTGCAAGAGTCGTGGCGAATTCCGTCAACGTTCCGTCGGTATTCACCGTCACGCCCAGGTACATCGTTCCATTGATTATTAATCCAGCCCATGACGGGTTCGATTTCGAGCCAATTCTATCGGACATCCTGAACGCGGCTGTAACCGAGATCGACCCCACAGCAGCCACTACTGTCCCACCAGTCGCCCCGCCAAATGCAGCAAATCCGCTTGAATCAACCGGGCCATCCAATACTGTTTGCCGCGCCGATGGAGAAACTGGCAGTGGTGTAGGTGAAAGTACACTAATTGCCTGCGCGACTCTCAACGGCGACATCAACCGAAGCGCACTTTCCGTGCCCGCCTCCATCTCCGCCTGTGTCGCGTCCGCCGGGCGCACGAAACCGGTCCCAATCGCAAACCATTCTTTCGTCGTGCTATCCCGAATATTAACAAACGTTATTGTCTCGCCGGCCTGAAACGTCATCGACGTTCCGATTCCCGACCCCCACGAGATCGTATCCGCGCCTGAGACTATGATCGTGGCAGCAAACTGAAACATCAGGCTAATCGTGGTACCGGAAACGTAGGTATCCGCCAGCGGCAACGTCAGCGTCAGCCCGGCCGCCTGGACTTCGCCCCAATGATTGATGATCGTATCAAGCGAGATCGACGTGGCAATGCCAACGCCATTTACAGGCTTGAACTCAAGGCCCCCGTGATGCCGCACGGAGACCATGTAAAATTTAGTCGCGCTAAACACGATCGTCAGCAAATCCCCGACGATAATGTCCCCGAGCACACACGAATCCCCCGAACGATTGAAAAGACTCACAGCCCCCAAACCCGAAACCTTCACTGTCACAGGGCCCGTATTTACCGCCGTCGCCGCAAACTGGAACACCTGCCCATTCGCATACGCCGTGATGGCCGGCGTTACCGTAAGCTCGATGGCGTCCCCAGTCCCAGCCACTACAGCTAACATCGCAGCCCCAGCAGCGTCATCAATCACTTCCTGGACAGCCGCCTGCACATTCGTCGCTGCGATGCTCCCATAGGGTGTAAAACCCACAGCAGTGGCCCCAGCAGCCCCAGCAAGGTCATTAATCTCTTCCTGAATGGCAGTCTGTACATTCGTCGCTACGAGGTTCCCATAGGGCGTAAAACCCACAGCAGTAGCCCCAGCAGCCCCTGCAAGGTCATCAACTTCTTCCTGGATGGCAGCCTGCACATTCGTCGCTGCGATGTTCCCATAGGGCGTAAAAGCTATCCCTGTAGCCGGCGCAGTCGTCACGCTATCATTGATGGCATCCAGCACGGACTGTGCCGTTACCCGTAACTCGACCAGGCTACCTGCGGCAAAAGACAATGCCGAAGTACCTTCCTGGGCACGAACGACAGTCAGCACGTCACCTGTACGCACCGTAGCCTTCACAATCTCAAGATCACTGGAAAGAAGTGACTGAATCGTCGCATAGAAATACTCGCCCGAAGCAAGACTCGGGAAAGCAGCTCCTTCCCCAACCTGAAGTACGATCGAGGGATCAGATGCACTGATCGGGGTAGATAGAAACCCGGAGGCATTGTTTTTAAGCACAATCGGCATGATCAAGCCCCAAACGGTTGCATATGCACTTGCAGCATTCCACGAACATTCCCTAGATTTGCGCGAGCGCGACGTTCTGCAACCTGAAAAACGTACTGTTTTGCATGATACGCAGCCAGTTCACGATCCGACCAGGCAGCTTGCGGAAGCACAAGCAGATGTTGCAATGTCCCATGCATGATTACTTCTTCGAGTTCATTGAAAGTAAACTCATCCATACCAGTAGCGCCATGCGCCGGTTTAAGTGCCGTAAACATGCGGCACGTATAAGCCTTGGAATCATCCGGCAAAGGCAAAACGACATATCGCTCGGAAGTTATCTGGCAAATAGCTTGTGGTGCGCTCGCAGCATCCAATGCCGCAGCATCGAGCGTCGCCCCACCACTTGCATTGAATTGCTTATCATCATACACATTGGTATTGTACTGATTGGATGAATCAAAATGCCACGCATCTTCGAGACTCATACCACTGAATAAATCGGCCCACTGCGGGTACAGTTCGATGGCATTTTCCATTGTCAGGCGCTTCAAAGGCCGCCCATTGACCAGTGCCTCGAAGACTACATGGACATCAGCATTCGTCGGTTTGTTAAACGCATACTCACTGACTCCGGGCGACAAGTCGAAAAGCGGTATCTGGTAGCGCCAATACAATGTACGCTCGCATGTACGAATCGCCGCATCACGAATATACTGAACGATGGTAGCTTGCGGGCATCCAGGAACGGACGCTTGTATACGCGGTACGAGAGTAGAAAAAACACGAGTACCCATCAAATCACCTGTTTCGAGTCTTCCCCGGCAGCTTTGATATCCGTAAGCGCACGCGACTGCAACGACACCCCAAAACCCTGCAAAAATGAATCCTGAAACAACTTAGCACGGTTGGAATTCACATGCTCATTATCAACAGATTCCGCCAAAAATACCACACCATCCACTACCGATGGGAAGTATGCATCGACGGGAAAAGTAACTACTTGAGAAAGTGTGTAGTCAGGTGGAGTCTGGACATACTCCCCTATGAGCACAACTCCAGCCTCGGGCGCGGGATATACGAAAAACTGATTGGGATTGCGAACGTGTCGCATGAAATTCACTGGTTGCCCAGACGCCTCCTGCTGCCACCCAGGAGTCGTTTGATTCAATGTAGTGCGACTGACCTCCGTAACCGAATTGCCACCCTTGACCTGAAAAATTTCAACCAGTCGGATCGAATCTGCCGGACAGGTCTGCAATACTGTTCCCGGTACTGTTGCGATATCAGCGACAACCGCAAACAGATCGGGACGAATCAAGGCTATTCTCTTAAAAGTCTGATTGACGAAACCAAGCAGCAATTCATCACTGTAGCGATACGGCGTTTTTGTATCCTCAACCAACCACCGTACTTCATTAATGACGTTATTTGGTGTCACTTCGGCCAGCCTTTCGCGGCTTCCTGAGCCAGTTCAGGGGTAGTATATGCCGGAGCTTCAGGAACATCGTCAGTCGTCAAATTCAGAGTACCCTTCTTCCTGCGTGCCGCAGTTTTCGGCATGAATCGCTCAGGATAGGCAACCTCTTCAGAGACTAATTCACAAGCCGGATTCTCGGCCATGTACTTATTGTATTCGTAGATGAACCCATCCGCCTTCACACGAATATACTGCTTGGTCATTTTCGTAATCTCCGCAATGTTTGCGCCAATCGAGCGCGCTGCCCCAACTTACCCGGTTTTTTAGCAGCCGCAGCAAGCGCCGCTTCGGGAATCGTTGCTCCCTTTTTGACGCCCAACGTTTTACGCAAAGCACCAGGATGCTTGATTGCTGCCTTGATGAAATGCTTAGCCATGATGTAAAAAAGGGGGCCGAAGCCCCCTTTCCCCCTACTATGCCAACGTCACAACGGCAGTAGCCAGGGCATCACCCTTGACAACCTGGTAGCCGTATACCTGGAGACCACGAATGATGTTGCCGAAAGTGGTCACAGACCGGATGGTTTCCACGTTCGTCATCTGCGATGCAAACGTAAAGCCCATCTTATGCCCAGCAATGAGGTTGTACTTCCCAGCCGCTACGCTCAGGTTATGGCTGACATACAGAGTGAAGCGGTCGATCATGCCCAGGCGACCATTGCGCATGATGGAAGTACTGTCACCGGACAAGGAGGCATCTTTCAGATCGGACTTCTTGATCAACCCCGCCATCTTTGCTGGAATAACAATGTATCGCCCAGCCTCGGGGACATTGGCTTCGTCCAGTACAGTACCGATATCTACCAGAAGTTCAAGCACGGTGAGCTTGGTCACTGCCACTGGCGCCACAGTAGTACCAAGATTGAACGAAGCAGATATTGCACCGGCAGTAGCCCCCTTGTTGGTAGCAGCGACACCAACCAGGATATCAGTCAGCACCCGCTCGTCGATCTTAATCTTCATACGCTCGGACGCGTCTTTCGTCCAGGCATCCATCAAGTTGATGTCCGCTTGAATCTTGTCCACGTCGTCTTCGATAGCCGCAAAATACTCACCCTTGTCGATGAGCAGTTGCAGCTTCGCCTTGGTGGGAGTCTCGACAGTCAGACTCTGCCCTTTTGCGTATGTATTGATGGTGATTTCCGGGGTAGTGCGGATATTCACCGTATCGCCATACCGTCGAATTTCACCTTCATAGTCAGTATTCGAGATCGCTGCGAGCACAGTAGCATCGTAGAAATTCTCGACGAGTTTACCCGCCCAAATTTCGGGAATGAAGTTACCGCTTAGCTGAGGGTAAGTACCGGATACAGGAAAAGCCATGATGTAGCTCCTTAATCAAGCATTGCGTTGGATGCGATTCTCCCGCTGTGCAGCGAAAATATCGCGTTCGATACGAGAACGTTCCTGCTCCCGACCTTTGTACCTTCCGATACGAACATCATTGAAAAATTTCTGGATGTCGGACGGAGTGTACATTTTACCCTGACTGGTAGTCGCAGAAGTTCCGGTGCTACGCGAGCGACCGGGAGAAATCTGTTTTTCCAACTCGGACGCGGGGGAAGTTCCAGCAGGATGAGCAGTAGACTCTAGCCAGATATGGAAGAAATTGGCAACCCGAGCTGCATCGAGTGCGTGCTGCGCGTCGTCAAGGTACGTTTGCCGAGCAATGCCAGTCAGCGGATCGACAGTCAACAACCAGGCTTGAAACTCCGGGTTATCGTTGATCTGCCGGAAATTCGGAACCGCAGCAACCAGGTCTGACCAGAACTTCTGTTCCGCAGTCAGTTGCTGGCGCTGTGTCACGGATGCAAGCTGTGGTACGACCTGCGTCTGCATCTGGTGCAATGTAGCTTCGATATTGGCAATACGCTTGGCAACGATTCCAAGTTCCTCTCGCGTCACTTTGCGCATTACATCCAACGACTCGCCATAATCCGCAACGTCCTGATCGGTTACAAGACGCTCGACCACTGCGGGTGCAGCGGTAGTTTGCGTAGCGGTCATCGAAGCGAACAACTGCTCCATTTCCTTGATACGCTGCTGCATTTCCCGATTTTGCTGATGCAAACGGGGAACTTCGGCATTGTACATGCCCTGAAGCGTCCTGTACTTCTGGGCAACTGTTTCTTCCGGCACCTCGTCAGCACTCGCTTTTTGCTCATCTGCGGGTACTGGAGCAACTTCAGATTCCTCGACAGGCGGAGTAATGACCTCATCTTCAACAGGCGGAGTAGTGCTATCGGCCGCAGCCTTGTACAACTCCTGAACTGCCTCGGTCTGTTTGCGAATTTGCTCTGGAAGTGCCATGTCAAACGCTCCTATCGGTATGCGTGATTAAAAGTCGGCGAGTTACATCATAACTTTGCCGCCAACGCAGGAGCTTCCTTAGCGAAACCTGTAATTTCGCCCAACACCTGGCAGCGCCCCTGAAATACTGCCGGGCTATTGACGGCACTAGGAAGTCGCCGAAGTTCCTGCAACTCCCATTGTACCAACCAATCTAGAAATTCCGGATACTGGCCTACGATGAGTGCAAGTGTTTTGACGATGCGAAGCTCGGGTTTGATCATGCCGCCCTTCCACTCACACGACTCTGCACCACATTCGCTTCCATTCCACCCTTGGGAGAACCATCGGGTAGCTGCGGAGTTTGTTGTTGCGGTTGCTGTGCAACCACCTGGCTCCTGAATTTTTCTTTTTCTCTGGACGGCACAACCTCGTCCGAAGGCATTTGCAAGCCTCTTGCCACCTCGCGAAGGATAGTGGCACGTCCTTCCTTACCCATGATCTCGATGTCGATGGGATTAGCAGTCGCATTGAGAAACTCGATACGCCGAACATTGACGGTTTCCTTGACCGCGAGATTAATCGCGCCTTTGGCTACCACCTCGACATCACCTTTGATCGACTCATCCTCGTCATAACGCATATTGTACACAAACTGGCGTTGTATGATGGGTTTCACCACATCCGCGTCAATGTGCATCACAACCTGCCGAATCCCCTTGCCTGCCGCTCCCATGAGCATGGACAACCCGGACGACGTTCGCCCGGCACCTTGTACGTTCAAATCACCGTATACATAGGCTGGAATACCCGAATGGTCATCTGCCAGGCGACTGAATTTCTCATAAACCGCTACAAGCTCGGATGCACGCGAATCGGGTTGCGTGAAACGAATAGCTGGGGCACTCGACCCTACAGGGTCGTTGATCGTCTGCCAGATCTTCCACGGAGCGAGCTGCGTGATTTCCTCGTTGGCGGGCAGCCGCTCGATGTTGACCTCGACCTGCGGCCCGGAAGAAATCCCCATGTTATTGACCAGGGCGCGCGCGGCAGCGTTACACACGCCTTGCAAATCCTCGATGATCTCCGGAATACCCTTCCCCCAAAAAGCCCCTGGGCACTTGATGAAGGAAGTCTTGGTATAGGGTTTTTCACCCAGCGGATCGTAGTTGAGTACTGCCTTGATAACGAAGTTACCCACTGTCCAGACATTGGCATCGTACTCGCGCGCCTCGTCCGGAACTTCCTCTTCCGGCATTCCCCATTCCCGCAGCATCTTGCCGCTGACTTTCCCCCAGAACTCCAGAGCGTCGTACTCGGTCGTCGGCTTCAAGTACGAGTAGAATTTGCGCTCTTCTTCGTTCTTCTGAATTTCCACCGGCTCATTGACCCAGGATTGCGCATTGCCGATATCCAGCAGCTTGCGGATGGCATCCTCGTCATACCCCGGTACCCCAATAAGATCGGACAATTGCATCCGGCTCAGCGGGTGGAGTTCGAACAGATATCCTTCGTTGAGGTTACCGACCCCCGGCTCCGGGTATACGAAAAACGGATCAACCCGTTCGTATTCCGGGCCAAGTCGCTCACCCGGCTCGACAACCGTTCTTCCATCCGCGTTGGTCTTCCATTCCAGGATACGCTGTCGGCGAACGACCGGCCCTTTGATGAAAGCCGCAGGAAATGTCACGAGGTCGGTAATGAAGTCGTTGAACGCCTGTTCCCAGCCGCCTTGAACGAACTGATCCTGAATCCTGAGTTTCATCCTGTCCGCGCGCGCTTGCGCCCGTTGCAGAATGGCAAACCGATAGTCCTGGCTAACCACCTCCCGAAGCTCGGCTATTTCCTCCTGTGTGGGAGCCTGACCGAATGCCTCCACCATCTTGAGCACACGCTCGGCAAAAATATCCTGCACTTCCTTGGCCTGTGTCGGCCCAAGTTCTGGAATGGGAGTAGCCTGCAAGTCCCACGGAGGTGAACCTTCATCCAGCAGGATGTCGCGAAGCCAGGATTCTGCGGCGCGGCATTTAACCTCGGTGATCATCATGTAAATCTCGGATCCACCCTGCACCCGAATCTGCTGTAGTTTGTCCGCTTCGTACTCGCCATTGCGCTGGCGCAACGCATGCAACATGATCTGCTCAATGGGGCTTTTGGCCGCCTTCGCCCGATCCCAGCTACTTCGCAGATATGCAACCAGCCCAAGGATGACGGGCTGATCCTGTCGCTCCTGCAACTCGCGGTCATTGATCTCCTGTTCCTGCCGAGCAAGATCGGAATTCGATACGATTCGCAAAAGAGTCAGTCCAGCCATTTCCAGTAGTCTTCGCCCTCACTGGCAAGGTTTTCCATCACATTTTGCGGGTATCGACCATCCTCGATGAGTTTTACTGCTTTTCGCAGAACCTCGGGACGAGTAATAGTCCGTTCCTTATTGAAATCTTTCTGGTTTTGCAGTGCCCACATATACAGAGAACCACCCGTAATAACACGCATAGGGGTGATCGAAAACGCTTCGTACTCCGCAGTAATTCCCGATTCGTCCATCTTGGGATTCGTAGAATACAATTTGGACATGGCACTACCCTCCTAAGCAGCCTTCTACCACGAAAAAGCGAGCTATGTCAAGGGCTTGAAAAAAATCCCCCGGAGCATGGCTCGACGGGGGAAAAAGCCCAGCACAAGTATATCACGTCCAACCAAGTGCGGGTGCTACCCTAATTTCCCGCCGCTGCTGCCCCAAGTAGCCATCTATGCCACAGACATGCAGACACAAGTACTGCAATGCTTCTGCGCAATGCGAAAATTTATTCTTGTCGATATCCCCGTTGGGTTTGAACCGATACCCACCCATCATAGCGGACTTGAGCCAGGTGCATCGCGGGTCAATGAGAAATGCCGCGTCGCCATCCACCTGCCGCATGAGATACTCGTCCACGGCGTTCATGCGCGCAGAAATGCTGTTGGTCTTGGCCGGAATAACCCGAAGTCCTTCGGCTTTGATGATATCCACCGCCGAGCGCTCATCAGTCTGTGCCCGGCTCACCCCCGCCGGGTCGATTACCACGAGCACGGGCGCCCCGGAAAAACGCTCGTAGAGCAGCGGCTTGAGCAGGGTACGAACGAATCGCTGTATCCCCATATCGAATGACACGCACTCGGCGAAGATGAGTACCCGCCCCCGTGCATCTTCCTGCCCGATGACCGCCGCCGGCGTTAGCCCCAGGTCGACGCCTACCACGATAGGGCGAACCCCGTTGATTATGGGTCGCAGGTGTTCCTTCGCCACGTGGTAGTCCAACCGAAAATACTTGAACACCGGTTGCCCCGCCCGTGTCAGACCGTACTCCCCGTCGATGTACACCCGAATGTAGTTTTCGGAGCGCCCACCCGGCTCGTAGTATCCCTCGGTCAGATTCTCGATGTTCTCGGCATAGGGACTGCGTCCGGAGGGCTGTTTGAACACTTCCCAACCGTTTTCGATGGGCGTAACACCATCCTTGGGATCGAGTTTCTCCATCTGGTAATACCACCACGTCTCCATCACCGGCGGGTTGGTATCTCCCCACATGCCATACCACGTCGGCCCACCATCCTTGACAGCTGGAAACCGCCCTATGCGCTTGGACATGGCATCTATGATGTCCGGGTGGATGTCCCTGCACTCGTTGAACCACGTGAACGTCAGTTCCAGCGAACTCATGTTGGCAACGTCGTCGGCATCATCCAGCGCCCGGAACATGATCTCGCACTCCACGTCCCCCACCTTGAAAAAATAGGTCTTGGTGGTGCGCATGAACTCTCCGCACTGCCCCGGCGGAAACCAATCGAGAAAAGTCTTGATCGTGGTGTCCTGCAACTGGCGAGCCGTCTCCCGAACGACTGCTGCACGCGTTTTCCGAATCCCCTGCGGGTTGGGTTTCTGCATGGCCGCACGGCGCACGATCTCGAAACAGGAAGTTACGGATTTACCGGAACCAACAGGGCCCATGAGCACGCGCATCCTGGCGTCGGACGCCATGAACTTCTTACCCGTGGGCGGCGGCGTGTAGTCGATTTTTAATGACATGCGGGTAGCTTGTCAATCGGCATCCGCGACCTGTGTAATGGTCCGCGCATCACGAGCATCGTTTCCTAAATTGATCGTGATACTCACACCGGGCGATTCGGCGGCTACCTCTCCCTTCGCTTCCAACCCGCTCCACTTTATGGTGGATTTTATCAGGTCGGCCTTGACGGCGGGGGGGACGATGGAATCGTGTATCAATAACCACGAAGTCGTCAGCAACTCCTCAGCCTGAGCGCGTGCCTTGAGTCTGAACGTCAGACCCTTGTCCCGTATTTCGCCACGGTAGTGATCGACTTTCTTCAAAAACACCGGGTCGGCGCTATACACGACGATATCGCTAGCACTGATACGGTGCCGCTCGACAATTTCCTGGAGCGACTCACCACTGCCTTCGAGCGTAAGTGCCACGTCGAAAGCAAGCCTGTCATTCCACTTCGTGTGGTTCAGAGGCATGTTATCCATGATAAAACTATAGCACAACGGGGCGCGCCGTTGTCAAGGGGGACTTTTGGGCTTCACCATTGGCCGTTGGCATATTTCGTGGTTATTATATTGGCATATTTTTTGATTACGCCGTTGGCATATTTTTGGATTACGCCGTTGACATATTTTTGGATTACACCGTTGGCATATTTTTGGATTACGCCGTTGGCATATTGGCATATTTCGTGGTTAGCATATTGGCATATTTTTGGATTACGCCGTTGACATATTTTTGGATTACGCTGTTGACATATTGGCATATTTTTGGATTACGCCGTTGGCATATTTTTGGATTACGCCGTTGGCATATTTCGTGGTTAGCATATTGGCATATTTTTGGATTACACCGTTGACATATTTTTGGATTACTCCGTTGGCATATTGGCATATTTACATATTTCGTAATTTTGGATTTTTGGATCTCGGTTTATGAGGCTTACTACACTTACCGGGGGCCTCGTTTTTTCAAATCCATGTACCCCCCCCACCTGCCTATACGCCGTTGGCATATCGCGCAGACAACGCCGTTGGCATATCAAACAGATAATGCCGTTAGCATATCAAACAGATAATGCCGTTGGCATATCAAACAGATAATGCCATTGTCATATCGCGCAGATAAAAAAATGCCCGCGCCGAAGCGCGGGCATCAAGCTCTCAAGCCAACTTCGTGACACTGGCCTTTCGGCCGCCGGGCGCCGAAGCGCCCTTTGGCAGGACAGCCAGATATGGCTGTCCGAACCGGTTGACCAGCAGCACAGATTCTGTACCGCTCGGTGCCTTAAACAACGAATACTTGTTCACCGAAAGGTGCAGTTTTTGCGACAACTTCTGAAGACACTCGCGAAGCTCTTGCGCGTTTTCCGAAGAAAACGCCCCATTCTCGTCCTTACGAAGGGAAATTTCTCCCTTCGTATTCTTCACCACAGAGACACGCCCTTCGAAAATCTTAGTCATGATTCACTCCTGAAAGAGCGGCACATGCCGCAATCACAGACTTGCACGCCAACGCGAAAACGCCAAGCAGCGCCAAGCAACGCCAGCAGCGCCAAGCAACGCCAGCAGTACCAGCAGCGCCAGCAGTACCAGCAGTACCAGCAGTACCAGCAGTACCAGCAGCACCAGCAGCACCCTTCTAACAAGACCTGCGGGGGGGTTGTTGCTAAAAACTCCATACGTCGGGGGCTTATGGCTCCTACACGCCCTTCGTACAGCCTCTCCATAGTCCCATAGCCACCTAAGCCTTAAAACCTCGCCACGAGGCTGTATTGGCCAGCAATGGGCATATCTCTGCTACCACAAAGGCTATCTACAGCCCCATTATGGCCGTTTCACGGCTGTTCCACGGGCTTAGGAGGCGCGAACGGGCCGAAAAGGTATCCCTATAGCTACCCAAGGGCGAAAATCGCGCCACGGGGCTGTATTGCCCAGCACGGGGCATGCCGCTTTTACCGCAACTACATTGCCAATAGTCAAGGAATCGAGGCTCGCAAGTGCTTGATTCCAAACAACAATCGAAAATAATCACGAAAAATCACTGAAAAACCTTACGCCGTTTCGCGGTTTTGATTAAATTACTTTACAGTACAATGTCATAGAAATTTGCGGAAATTCGTTTGCAATCAACCACATCCCCCTGAAAAGGGCCCTAGGCTAAAAACTAAGAATAATATATATATATATAGTAAACATACTTTTTTTTAATAAGACACGTGGCGTAGACCAAAAAATTATGACATTGTCATATTTTTATGACAGTGTCATATGTAAAATATTATACTCTATACCAAACAGCAGTGTTAATCGCAAAAAACCACGATTTTTTATATTATTTACCCCATTTTTACCCCTATCCCTCTTAAAAATCAACCACTTAAAACAATCTATTTATGACAAATGGTGCATAGTTTCAAAGGCTTCAAAATGCCCTTTCTTACGCGTTTTTTGATTCTTTTCTACGTACTTTACACCTGGTTCGCAGCCTCGCTATGCCATTGGCATCCCCACAAAATCACTAACTTGACACTGTAACTTAACGCAAAAAACTATAAAACTAGCGCTGTTTCTGGGAAAGCGCCGGCCGACTTGACATTTTTGCCGCCGCGCCGCAGCCTGTTGCTGCCATCCCGGCACCCTTTGA